TCCGAACCAGATTTGAGAACATCAAGACGAATGTTGGTAACGCATTCCAGGCGATTCGCGATAGGTGGGATATCGTAAAGCAGGGAGTCGTTGATGGTGTCAATAGTATTGTGCGCTTCTTCCGTGAACTCCCTGGTAGGATCAGCAGCGCCGCAAAGAATGCCTTCAAGGGACTCTACAACGGGTTTGCTACCACTCTGAACAAGATGATCGAGCAGTGGAACAGGTTCGAGTTGAAGGTTGGAGGAGTCAAAATCGGAGTTGGGTCTGCGAGTGTCACCATCCCAGAAGTCACGATTCCGACCCCTAACATCGGATTCCGCATCCCTCTACTGGCGAGAGGTGGTGTCGTATCTCCTGCTGGTGGAGGTATCATCGCCCAGATCGCTGAGGCTGGTCGGTCGGAGCGTGTCACCCCCCTTGATTCGAACGGGTTCAGTGCTGCTGAACGCGCTATGATTAAGATCCTGTCAGACGCGCAGAACTCCGACAAGTCGGTCAACGTACAAGTCTTTGTCGGGACACGACAGATTGAGGATATTGTGGATGTCAAGGTGAACGGGAAGTCGACTACGGATGCCCGGACTGACCGTTACTCGCGACCGGCAATCTGATGTCGATCACGTCTTTTACCGCCGTATCCTCCGAGGGAGGATCGACTGCGCTTGTCACCACTGGGCTAAGCGGTGAGCATGAGTTGACGCTCTATCGCGCGCACGCCGGAACGCCTGTGAAGTACCCGACCTACATCCCGAGCCTGCGCGCAGTTACCTCCAATGTAGCGACGCTGACCGTCGGACCGAACAAGTTTTCGGTGGGCGATATCATCAAGGTGGAGAATGTCAACTCCGCGGTGTTCAACGGGATCTTCCAGATCACTGGGGTTACAAGCACCACGATCACGTACATGGTGACCAGCCCCAACGTGACCTCCGGTGCAGCAGGAACGGGTGCCGTTGTGAAGAAATTGATTCCTGAGATCATCTCGCTGAAATCTACCATGACGGACACGTTTGCCTATCCGGACAGGACGGCAGCGTTCGGTACAGAACTCACCTATGTGGCCGTCGCTACGGCTGGAGCGAGCACGTTCTCGGCACGGGCCCGTGTGACCCTCCCATATCCAACCGATGTCTCGGTGTGCTACCCCTGCCTGGTGAGTGATCCAATCTCGCTCGTGCAGCAGGCCGCAACCCTCCAGATCTATCGTCCGTTCTCTACGGCTGCTCGGCAGAGCGTCAACAACATCATTGGTCAGAAGTACCCGATTGTGCTGAGCGGGTACCGCCAAGCACCCACCGGAACCATCGCCCTCATCACGCACACCCTGGCGCAAGCAGACACTATGCGCGCCATCCTTGATACCGGTCGCACCGTCATCTTCCGCGTCCCGCCGGAGGCCCGGAGCGAGGCCCCGGCGGCGGCACTCGCCATCGGTGGCGTGTCCGAGGAGCCGGTGATCTTCACCGACATCGAGCGTCCCGAGCGTAAGTGGACGTTGGAGTTCACCGAGATCGCGATGCCAACCGCCCAGGAATTGGGCTACGGGCTGGACAACACGTGGTCCGAGGTTGGCGCGTGCTACAACTGGGACACGATTCCAGTCGGAACGACGTGGAACGACCTGGTCTACGACCCCTCGCTTGCTGACTGCTAGGGGTGCTGAATGGCCGTCACTAACCTGACCCCGCGCTATCTCGCCGCTGTTCGCGAGTCGCACTCTCCAACCATCCGTGGAGAGGTGTGGTTCGATGGTGTGCGAGTCGTTGACTCACTCCGGATCAGCGGCGGATCTGTGGTCTACAAGCCGAATGACTTGTCCCGTTCAGCGCTTCAAGGCTTGCAGATCCTTGATACTGACAAGACCCTGCTCCCCGACAGCCCCACGGCGCTGCTTGGCGTGTACGGACACGAGATCCACATCTACCGCGGCGTCGACTTCGGGGACGGGACGAGCGAGGAGTTGCTCCTTGGCAAGTTCCGCGTACAGAACCACACTGCTGACGAGATTTGGGCACGCAGTGACGGCGGCGACTACCACATTGACCATTCCCCCACGCACGATGCGGCAACTGACACACACGACGACTGGAGGTACGTCGGAGCAACCGTTACGGTCGACGGGCAGGACCGCGCGGCTAACCTCGTGGACGCTCGGTTTCTCACCGTCACGGAGCCGGTCAAGGGGAACACGTGCGTTGATGAGATCATTCGCTTGTGCGAGTCGGAGTACCGCCAACTAATCGACTTCGACTACTCCTGCCTCTCACTGGTCACACCACTCGACAAGAATCCTCCCGCCACAGTTGTGTACCAGGAAGATCGCGCCCAAGCCATCTCCGATCTGGCAGGTGCTATCGACTGTCGGGTGTTCGTTACCCGCGAAGGGCTTCTCCGGCTCGAGCCAATCGAGTCAGAGAACCCTCCGGACACACTCATCGGAACTGAGCGCACACTCCCTGCCCCAGAGTCTTTCACGGTCGAAACGACGCGCGACGGGATCTACAACGCTGTCGTGGCGCGGGGTGAGGCGGAAGAAAATGCGTACCCGTTCCAGGGTGTAGCCCTCGACGTAGACTACTCCGGGAAGACCTACTGGGAAGGTCCCTTCGGCGAAGTTCCCTACTTTTTCAATTCGCCCGTGCTAGGGACGCTCCAGGCTGCCAACCTAGCCGCGAAGACGCGTCTAAAGAACCTGATCGCCGGACGGACGCGCTCCTACTCGTTCGACGTCATCCCAGACCCGTCCATCGACCCAAACGACGTCCTGCGCGTCGTTCTCCCGGGGCGCGAAGCGTTCCCCGCGGTCGTGGAGGACGTGACAGTTCCCCTTGATCCCACCGCCCTGATGAGCATCAAGGTGGTAGTCTCCTCGGAGGCTCCCGCCAAGATTCTCGAGTAAGGCAGACGTACATGACACAGCAGATTCGCGAAATCGCTGACCCGCGCCTCACACGCATGATGTTCGCTGGGATCGTTGGGGCTGACCCGGACGACACCCGGCGTATTCAGGTCACGCTGACGGGAGACGAGGCAGACACGGTCACCGTCCTCAAGACCAACAACTTCACCGCGACTCCAGGCGAGTCCTGCCTCGTGCTCGTTCAAGGGCAGCGCATGGTCGCTGTGGGAGCCGTCTCTACCCTCAACATCGAGGGGGGAGAGGGTGCGATCACTGGCGACGGCAGTAGCGGAAGCGAGATTTTCATCGGACCTGAGCCTCCCCCCGACGACTTCGATGGTCTCTGGTTCGATACCGACGCGACCAACGACTTGTATCTCGAGGCCGCCGCCAACCTGCTCGACGTTGCCAATAAAGCGACGTCCAGAAGCAATCTAGGGATCACGGTGGCGGGCACCGCCCCAGCCTCGCCCGCGGTCAACGATCTTTGGATTGAGGTCGTCTAATGGCTGGCGCGTACCCGGACCTCCCGAACAATCGGATGGCGTGGCACCTCGACGGATCTGTCGGTATCACCATCTCACAGTCCAATGTGGTGAACGTGTTGAGCGGGGAGCAGATGGCGACGCTCAACGACGAACTGACGGCGACAGGCGTCGAGATGGGCGACGCGAATGACTTCAACGGCTGGTCCCGCCTGGGTGTGGTGTTCCCCGAGGATCGGCAACTGACCCATGTGTTTGTGTCGTACCGGGGGGACGGAGGAGGGGGTCTTACTGGCCCGTCCAGGTTCCCCACGAACCCCGACTACCTGTTCACGTCGCCGGACACGACCAACGGCCTGGACGGAACGTGGACCCAGCGCCTCAACCCGATCCCCTGGAACACGTCGTTTCAAGACCCCACCCAATCGCGGTTGAGTACGGTCGCGGTCCCCACCTCGCCAACCGTCAGGGGCCTCTACATCGGGGTCGTCAAGGGAGTCTCGTCCAGCGAACCTGTGCTCTCGGCGCTACACCTGTACGGCAAAATCACCGCAGCGACTGACCGACTGGAACTGTGGCATCCGACCTCTGATGTCCGGCTCGCTCCTGCCGCGCTGGATTGGGGCAACACTCCCCGCTCCACAACGGCCACCACTACGTTCCGGGTGAAGAACCGGAGCGCATCCCTCACGGCCAACAGCATCACAGTCTCGCTCGTTGACTCCACGGACTCGTCCCCGTCCTTCACCGACGCGCATGACCTGGACATTGGGTCGGGGTATGCGGCGACGCAGAACATTGGGAACCTAGAGGCTGGGGCTATCAGCGGTGTCATCACCCTGCGCCGGACTTGGAGCAGCACCCAACCGTTGAGCGCTTGGGCCACGATTGTTCGGGCTCAGGCATCGTCTTGGACGTGACCTGATGGCGGGCGAGGCGTATGAGTATGCGGTAGCCAACGTCGGCCTGACTGCGGTTCCAGGACGGGAGGCCTACGAGTACGCGGTCGTCGGGGATGTGACGGTGGAGGTCCCTCAACTCGTCAAGTATTGGACCGGGACCGCGTGGGTGGATGCCCCACTTCGGTATTGGAACGGGATTGGCTGGGTCGCCCCCGACGCTGTGCAGCGCTGGAATGGGAGCGCCTGGGTCCCTGTGGTCTGACACGTCCGTATCGCGGCGGTATCTGCTAAACTGACGCGATACGTCACGATGACAGGAGACACTGGTGTACGAGGTCCAGAACGGCAAGCGCGTCCTTCGATTCGAGGGGGCGCTCATCGCGTTCTCATCATCGTATCGCGAGGGGTCCCCTCGGTGGGTGGAGTTCAGCCTCTACCGGACAGAGGGCGGATCCTACGTTCTCGCCCGAGTGGGTCAAACCAAGGTCTACCACATGTACGGATGTCCAGTGGTTTCACGAAACAGCCCGCCGAAGACCACCATTTTCTCCCTGCGCGATGGGTCGGTCCCGTGCAACCAGTGTTACCCTCCCTCCTCCGCCACCACGACTGACGTGGAGGTCTACGTTGAGATGGCCCGCTACTGGGCGACCATTTCCGAGAGCCCGACCGGTGTCGTTGATGCCCTGTACAAGTACAACGAGTCTGGAGCGCGCTATCTCACGAATGTGGCCGAGCAACTGCTCGAAGAGGCTGCTGAGGTCGACGAGGCGATGGCGAAGGCCTACCGAGTTGAGAATGTCTTCTGACTCTGATACGCTCCACTAGCCTCACCCAAACGACAGAAAGAGACAATAATGACTGCTTTCAACCTACGGGCCGTACAGGTCCATCTTGTCGAGAACTTTGACGACGCCAGAGACTTCCAAAGGTGGCTCGCGCGCGATGCTGAGTCATGCCTGGGTGTAGACATTGAGAGTACAGGCCTGAATGCCTGGGACGTTGGCGCTGCTATCCGCCTGGTCCAGTTTGGTGACACGAGGCAGGGCTGGGCTATCCCGTACGAGCAGTGGCGTGGAATGGTTCTCGAGGTCCTCAACACGTGGCCTGGGGAGTTCATCCTCCACAACTTAGCCTTCGAGGCGCGCTGGTTCGCCGTCCACGGAGATGGGTACCGCTTCCCACTCGAGCGCACGCACGACACGATGATCGCCGCCCAGGTCATTGATCCAAGCAAGAGCGCCGCGCTCAAGCCGCTGGCTGACACTCACCTGGACCGGAGAGCATCCGCTGGGCAGCACGCGCTCAAGGTTGCGATGGACAAGTACAAGTGGGGATGGGCTGACATCCCGGTCAACTTCCCTGACTACTGGACGTACGGCGCACTCGACCCTGTCCTGACCGTTGCCCTCCACCACAAGTTCCAACCGCTCGTGGGGCCGGGTGGTCGGTTCTCGCAGATCTACGATCTCGAGATGGCAACACGCCACATCGTGAGCGATATGGAGATCCGCGGAGCCCGCGTCGATCTCGAGTACTCAGAGCAACAAGCAGATCGTCTGGACAAGGTTCACGACGAGATGATCGAGTGGGGGGAAGCAACCTACGGCATCAACCTGGCCTCGACCAAGCGGCTCGGGTGGCTCATCGAAGAACTCGGCGGGGTGATTGCCGCGCGGACCTATACGGGCCTGCCGAAGGTCGACAAGGACCAACTCCAGTTCCTCATCAACGACCAGAGTAAGCCGGAACTGTCGACGCTGGCGCAGAACGTCCTTGACATGCGGCAGAGCGGGAAGACCGCCGAAGCCTACTTCCGCAACTTCCTCCTCTACGCCGACTCCGACGCGATCATCCACCCTGAGGTCCGCACGATGGGCGCCCGAACGGGCCGCATGAGCGTCGGCAACCCCGCGCTCCAGCAGGTCCCCAAGGGATCCGCTCTCGTCCGCAACGCGTTCATCCCTCGTGAGGGAAACGCGCTGATCTCGACCGACTTCTCGCAGATTGAGATGCGCCTCATGGCTCACTTCTCTGACGACGCTGGTCTGATTGAGACGTTCCGCGAGGCCGACGCTACCGGCGGAGACTTCTTCGTCGCGATGGGTGCAGCGATTTACGGCGACCCTACGTTCTCGAAGAAAGACCCGCGGCGAAGCCTGGTGAAGAACGTCATGTACGGCAAGGCGTACGGGGCCGGTGTCGCCAAGATGGCGAGCAGCGCGGGCGTGCCACTCGAGCAAATGCAGGTCGTGGCTGAGGGAATCGACAGCCAGTATCCTGGCCTTCGTCGTATGATGAAGAAAGTCGAAGGACTTGGAGCCGACCGTGCGCGATACGAGGGTCAGGGGTACGTCACCACGCCGTACGGTCGCCGCCTCCCCTGCGACGACGAAAAGACCTACACGCTGGTCAACTACCTGCTCCAGGGCCACGCCGCCGAGGTGTTCAAGAAGTCACTGATCGATCTTGACGCTGCCGGATTCGGTCCGTACTTCCTGCTCCCGATCCACGACGAGATCCTGGTAGACATGCCGATCGATCTCGTGGCCGATGCGATGCACGAGATCCCTGAGGTGATGAAGAACACCACCGACTACAAAGTCGACATCCTCGCCGAATCCGAAGGTCCGCTGGATCGCTGGCAGAAGTAGGTCCGGAGGCGACGCTTATGGTGGATTTGCGCTAACATGCGTAGCATGTCCACTGACCGTCTCATCATCGCCCTCGATCCTGGGCTCTCGTCAGGCTGCTCAATCGTCACGCTCACGGGCCCAGTAGGGTCGCATGAGGTGGAACTGGTCGAGAGCCATGAACTGGACGTCGAGCACACCTGGCACTGGCTGGAGTCCGCGCTCATCCAGACCGAGGGGATCCCGAACGTAGAACTCGTCGCAGAGACATTCATCATCACGATCGAGACCGCCAAGAAGTCACAGAGCCCGTGGTCGCTTCGGCTGCTCGGTGTCGCAGACTACCTAGCCGCCCAGCATCGGGTTCCCTTCATCGAGCAAACCCCTGCCCAAGCCAAGCGCCTCGTCACCAACGACATGCTGCGCGCTGGCGGGCTGTGGCACAAGGGCGGAGCGGGCCACGCCAACGATGCTACGCGCCACGCCGTCTACCGACTACTTACGACCGGCTGGTCTGGTCAGGGAGTTGTACCTGTATGATTAGCGATAACGGCGACCTCGAGAGGGTGATCGATGACGATCCCTACTGGCGCGAGCGTGTTCGATGCGTAGACCCAGACGAGTGGTTCCCGGAGCCCGGGGAGCACAGTCTCGCGGCCCGAAAGATCTGTCTACGGGAGTGCCCAGTCAAGGCTCAATGCCTCGCTACCGCGCTCAAGACCGGCGAGCACTACGGAATCTGGGGAGGGCTCACCGTTTCCGCTCTTCGCAAGGCGCAAAGAGAGCGAACAAAAGCATCTCGGGCGGGGACGGAAGTACCTTCGGTTGAGCACTATCTCGATCGGGCAGCCGTCGATCTCGAACAACGAGTCGAGGATACCTGGGACCAGTCAGACATCGACCTGTTCAAGTGGGCATCCGGCGAAAGTTAGAGAACGGGAGCCCAGGGGGCAGGAGTACGCGGTTGAGGTTCCTACGGACCCCTCACTAGGGCCCTTCCTGATCACGTTTGACCACCTCGCGCCTCTGCTGATCGAGAATGCTGCTGAGACGCGCTGTACGCCCGCCTGCGGCGCGTTCGTGCTCGTGGCACACGGAGACACCCTCTTAGGCGCATTCTCCCGTCTGGAGGCCCCTGCGCTCGTCACGTTCTCCCCTGTGTACCCGATCTACTCGATCGAAGAAGTCGTCAGGCTGTTTAATCCGAAAGTCTACTTTCACGTACAGACACGGGTGGGTTGCTAGACTAGGGGCATGGCCCCCAAAAAGATCCCGCTGCCCGAGACGATCGAGATCAACGGATACGTCTGGCGGGTGGTCCGCGGTGGTGAAGAGTACTACGCGAATGTCAGCGAGATGATCGACAACAAGGACCACGTTGAGCGGGGAGCGCTTCTCGCGGGGTTCACGCACCGCACTGCGGGGCTGACCATCTACATCCGACCCAACCTACCGCCGATGGTTGAGCGCGAGACGCTGCTACACGAAACGATGCACGCGGCGTACTACGTAGCAGGCAATCCGTTTGGCTGGATGAATATGGCGAGCGAAGACGACGAGGACCGCGAGATGAGTATCGAGGAGCAGGTGATCCGATTTACCTCGCCGCTCGTGCTATCTGTGCTCCGGGACAATCCTGATCTCGTCGCGTATCTGACACAAGAGTGACCCAGAGGCTCGAGGCCCGATATATGTTTTACCTCGAGCCCCCGGATCACGCGGGCCACCTTCCCCGGTGGTCCCACCTCAGCCAGCGTCACCCCTGACGCCGTTACTCGGCTGAGGAAGTTCTAGGTCCAGAGAGCAAGGATGTTCTCACGGAGCCAGTCGAGCGACTCGCGCAACTCGGACTCGAGAACTCCTCCAAACTCCTTGACGTGCTTGGGATCATCCCAGGCGTCCCCCTCCCAGTAGCGCATGAAGATGTCGGCGTGCTTCTCAACGTCTGCTCGCCACTTGGCCAGCGCGGGGTCGTGTGCGCTGTCGTAGTCCCCTCCGTGCACATCGATGTACGCCTGGAGGTAGTGCAGACTCACTCCGGTGTACGGGTCGTCGAGTAGCCAGCGCATCGCGTTGGCCGCGACGAACAGGATGTAGTCACCCGCCTCGAAGGCGTCAGCACGTGACACACCGTAGTGTCCGCGCTCCTTGAAGCCTTTCTGGGCAGGGCCAACCTCTCGGCGATTGTTGCGCTTGAGGCCGATCTCTTCTGGAGTCTTCTTGGTGGCGGTCATGGGGGCACTCTACGGGGCCACGCGACCGTTGTCAACAAAGGTCCTGTAGGTGATCGGGAAGAGATCGGCAAAGATCTTCTCGTACTGCTCAGCCACCATCTCGATCTCACGCTGAGGGAACGAGGGAAAAGTGCTGTTCTCGTCCTTGGTCCGCAGGGACAAGAAGTGCATCAGGGAGCGCGCGTTGAACGTGACGTAGCACGTGGACATGATGTTGACGGGGAGGCACATGCGTGCAACCTCGCGCGCAATCCCGGCGTCAAGCATCTGCTGGTAGCGATCGTAAGAGGCCCACGAGTTGTCAGCCAGATGTTGCAGAACGAGGCTCTGCTGCTCCACGTCCCCAGGAACGAACTCGTACGCACCTGGCTTGCCCTGCTGCACAAGGTTGCGCTCGGGGGCCGGGTAGTAGAACACAGGGTCCAACTGCTTATAACGCCCGCTCTCCTCGTTGTACGAAACGCCAATCCGATGACGGTGGTGCTCACGCCAGACGAAGATTGGGGCGGTTACGCGGAACGTCATCGAGTTGTGCTCGAACGGGGTCCCGTGCCTCCCCTTCATCAGGAAGTTGATGAGACCAGCAGATTCCTCGCTGTTCTCCGCGTCCGCTCCAACGGTTGAAACCCGAGCCGACTTCACGACGGCAAGGTCATTGCCCATAGAGTCCACGAGATCAACCGTAATCCTCGGGACCATGGTGAGGGAGAAGTCATCAGAGAGCGTCATAGTGGCTCCTGATGTACTCGGGCGAGGCGGGGATCCAGCCCTCCGCGGTCAGCAAGACGAAGTGGCCGAGCGGGACCTCGCCAGCAATGAGTAGACCGCTGACGGCGGCAGACTCGTCTTCACTGACCTCGAGGACAAACTCTCCCTCGGTGATATCGAAGATGTCCTTGGCGTTGTAGCCGTCCCACTGGACAGCAGGGACGGGTTCGCTGCGTTTTTGCAGCCAGACGATACTCACTGAGCACTCTCCGGCATAAGGCCATGCGTCGGGTGACTGAGGAGTTCCTTCGGCTGCCAGGGAGAGATGAGCAGGACGCGGACAACGTCCTGCTCCTCCCCTTCCTTGCCGACCTTGCCGTCCTGGAGCGTCACATCCCAGTCGTACTGCGACAGAGTCGTGATGGCATCCTGGACGTGCGTCTCTCGACGCTCCTTGGCTCGCTTGTGCGTCGATCGCTTACCCACAGAGTTCTCCTTCGGTGTCGTGTATCGTCACGCGGGGGTCCCGCGTGAATGGCATGATCTTCTTGATGGTATCGAGCGCCACCGGGCGGTAGTCCCATACGTCGACACCGACGTTGATCTGTCGGGTGCACCACTTCCACGCTGTGTGGACGTGACCGTGCAGCAGAACGGCGCCAGTGTCACGAGGACGCCATTCCTGGTAGCGGTCGCCTTCCTGGCTATCCCCCTGGTAGGGGAAGTGGTTCGCCACGAGATCTTCTCCGACACTGAGTGTCGTCCCTGGGAGCAGGTTGATGACGTCGTCAAAGCCTGCATCCAGATAGGTCTGGGCCCACTGCTCCGACTTGCGAAGCGGTGACCAGCAGCGGTCGTGGTTACCTGCGACCAGGAACTTCGTACCGTTGAGGCGTCGGACGATCTGGAGCGTCCTGTCGATCTTGCCCATGGCGAAGTCACCCAGCACGAACACAGTGTCGTCGGGGTGGACAGTGCGGTTCCAGTTGTCTTGCAGCGCCGCGTTCATGTGATCAACGTCCTCGAACGGTCGAGCACAGAACTCGATGATGTTCTTGTGTCCAAAGTGCTGATCCGCGGTAAAGAATACGCGTCCGGTCATCTGTCTACTCCTTCCTGTGTCGTTGGTGCGGCGAGTGTAGCAGGGCTCGGCTTAGTTGTCCACTACCACGGAGACGAGAAGCCCGCCGTGCAGGAACAGGGTTCCCTGGTTGTAGAACGTGACGGCGAACTTGCCGTTGTCGGCGGGGGTCTTCGACTTCACGGAGATGATGTCGACAATGCTGAACGGGCCGAGGATGGTACCTGGCGCAAGCCGGTCACCAGCCTCGATCTCGGCGATGCTGATAACGTCCACGTTGAGCGCGGGGCGCTCCTTCACGGTACGGCCTTCGTTGGCGGTCATGGTGATTCCTTTCGGGTTAGAGAGATCCGAAGACCTGACTGGATGAGTTGTCATTCATGGCTACGTCAACGAGGGTCTTCCCATCGTCGGAGAGCAGCCGCTCGGTCCGCACCTTGTCGCGGAACGAGGTGAGGGTCATCTGACCCTCGCGACCAGCAAAGCCTTCCTGGTCGTAGAAGCGGCGGTAAGACATGTACGCCGCGGTGAGCGTCACAGAGTCGTTCCCTGGGGAGATCTCCAGCGCAGACTCACGCCACGCCAGGAACGGGTCAGCCTGCGCGCGGATGTTGCGAGCGTACTGACGTGCGGCTGGGTGAATCTCGAAACCGCTGTTCATCCCGCCCGCGCTACGCTCGAGTCCAGCAAACAGACGAGGAGTTCGCTCCACCAACTTGGCGAGCAGCGCCTGTCGTGCCAACGGGCGATGAGGATCGAGCATGGTGCGCTTGATCCGGTCATCGATCGTCCCGTCGTCGCGCTTGACGGGGAAGTTCACGAAGAGGAACCGCCGCCACAGCGCATCGTCGGCAGTGATCGGTGGCTCGTTTGATGCGATCCAGAGCGTGCCGTTGTTGCGGATGGTCTCCTCAGCCTTGTGGATCTGTCGGACGGCGAGCACGGTGGAGCCCGACAGCGACTTGAGCATATCTTCCTTGAGGACCTTGCCCTGAGGCAACTCGTCCAGTGTGAACATGCGCGAGCCGCGCGTCTTTGCCAGCGAGTAGGAGTCGTTGTTCATGCCGGTTCCGACGACGAGAGAGTGCGAGATTACTGAGGCGTATCCCTCGTCTCGCATACTGAGCACTGACGCCAAGAGATCGACGAAGGTGCTCTTCCCGGAGCCTGTCGGCCCGTAGAGGATGACGATCTTGTCGCCAATGATCCTCTTGCCCGCGAGTGTCGCTGCGGCAACGTCGAGGAGGAAGTCGAGTCCACCCTCCGCGCCGCCGTAGATGTTCGAGGACTCGAGGAACTCGTCCAGGATCGGATCGGTGGCCCCAGGGATGTAGTCGACGTCGGTCCGGTAGCGAATGCGCGACTCACGGGCGGCGCTGCCTGAGAGGACTTCCTGCGTCCTAAGATCCAGAACACGGCCACCAGGCAGACCGAGCAGATGATCGTGTACGTCCCACTCTTCTTCACGTGTCTTGATCCTCTCATCAGAGCGCACAAAGTCTGTCATGGCGCGCTTGCCTTCACCGTTCCGGATCTTCTTCGTGAGCATCCGGAGTTGGGTGAGGGCGGGTGTGTCGTTCTGGGCCGCCGCGTCGGCGAACCACCCACGGATCGGGTTCGACATCGTGCCGAGAATCATGTTCTGAATCGATGCCTCAGCGTCGGCCCCGGTGTTCCACCCGTCCTTCCAGACGAGCACGTCACTGTTGTTCGTGCTAACGGAGAGGACTGATCGGATCAGGTGTCCGTGGAGATCCACGACGACGCGCGCAACCCCGAGCGGGGTAGCCGAGCGTCGTGCCAGGGCACCAGCCCCCGGAGCCACAAGCCACGGGGTGTCAGCGTCGAAGGTGTCGTCGCTGTCCACCTGGAGGATGCCTGCGGAGACCAGCATCGCCTTGAGGTCGTCGTCCAGGATGCCGAACTCGTCGCGTGACACCCAGCGTCGACCGAACGGGCCAACCTCCGTCCCGCTAGGGAGGAAGGCGTATCCGCCTTCGCCGACGACACGGAGGCCGGATCCGGTGAGTGAAGATCGCCCGTCGTCCTCAGCAGAGATCAGAACGTCGTCGTCAGTGATCCGGTAGAAGTAGTGGTGCCCACCGGACGGCGTCATAGAGTACGCACGGCGCGAGTAAGCAACAGCGTCGGGGGGCTCAGCACTCGGGGGAACGTCGATGACGATGATCCCGGACTCGCGTCCAGTCTTGAGCGCGATGCCGCGGTCGTAACCGTGCGTCGGCCCCCACTCTCGGGTGGCGGTTTCCTCATCGCGGACGACGATCGACCCCTCACCAACGAGGTGCTTCCCTGGCCCAACACAGTCGGACGAGCCACAGGCACAGCGGTGCTCGGGAGTCACTCCCCAGACCGGCATGATGACCCAGCCGCTTCGGACGTAGCCTACCGCCATACGCTGTGATAGCGATGGACGAGCGGATCCGCTTGCAGCCTCCACGGCGCTCACAGCCCTCGAGCCCAGCGGTCAGCAGCGACAAGACGAGACTTGTTCGCCCAGGCTATTCCGATTGCGTACTCCTTGGTCAGCGCGTCGATGAAGTCCCCAGGCCAGGTGCCCAGGTTCCCCTCACCCTCCACAGCGCGGGCACAAGCGTCAGCCAGCGCAGCCGATGTGTCGCCGTCCCACATGAGGTCGACCCATGCGCGCCAGCGATCGATGCTACCAGCCCCAGCCACCACGCGGCTCTCCGAACCTCGAAGGTTCTTGAGTCCGGTCGGGGCGTCCGTGAACAGTACGAGCAGACCAGGATTGTCAGCGTAGACAACTCCAGACCGTTCTCCCGAACTTCGGTCGTCCTCTTTGCCAGGACGTAGCCAAGCCTCTTCGCTCGACGACGACGAGATCCTCGTCCAGCCAAACGGGTGCAGCACGTCGCCCCACGACGTCGTGGCCTCGAACAGAGTGGAGGCGTCGAGGAGCGGCCGATTCTCCTGCGTGTATCTCCCGACGCCAGCAGTGCCAGGACGCTCATCGGTGGCGGACGACAGGGCAGCGTCGCTAAGCACGAGAGCAAAGCGGATCTCGTTCCAGGTACGCCGACGACTTTCGTCACACCGCACCAGGGTCACCCGGGCAGGCTCACCGCGTCGGTTGATGGTGTCTGGGATCCGCAACACACGCGTCGCATCACCAACGTGGTCCACGTGCTTCCCACTCGCCTCAGCCAGTGCGCTCTCGATCGTGTGCACGGCGACAGACAGGTGGGCGGGAGGGACCGGCTCGTTGAGCAGCCATGCGACATGCACACCCCAGCCGGAGTGGACGACGACGTCAGCGACGCCGATCCCGAGGCGGAGTCCGAGCGCGTCGATTTGCTCGATCGCCTCGTCAACGGTCTCGAAGAGATTGGCCTTGCCACGACCGGGCGCAACACAGTCCACGTCCATCCAGAGACACGCGCCAGCGTCACGAAGGTGGCGGCTACCGCGCTGTCCGAACTCGGTGGGCTTGGAGTGCAGTCCGATGATTCCGGCGTACACGTCGTGCCCCTTATCCGCCAGAGCGGCGAACGTGCCGTCGTTAGCAGCGGCGAGGGTGTCGGTCAAGGTCTGGTGATCGGAGATCCACTTTCCCTGTCCCGCCGTCTTGACGGTGACTTCTACTAGATGATCGGGGCCTAGCGGTCCCCAAATGGCGGTCATCCACCGCCCTGCATCAGTTGTCATTCTGCCTCGTATTCTGTGTCGATGATTGATGATTAGGATGTAGCCTACACGATGGAAAGCGTCCTGTCTAGTCCTCGTCGTCGAAGACAGGGGGGCGTGGACCCTTCGCCGCCGGGAACAGCGGGATGATCTCAGCGTCGACTTCCTCTTCCGAGACAGGAGGAAGCACTAAGGGCATCACAAACTCGTCGTCGGCGTCTGGCTCCATGTTGCTCATGCCTCTATCGTACAGGAAAGGCGACAGTGAAGCGGGTGTTTCGATTCAACGTCGTCATCGAGTTTCTGGCGTCACGGTTGTGAATCTGCGCGTGCTGCACAGCAATCGTCATCTCCCAGTCCTCGACATCCTCGTAGAAACCGCAGGTGCACTCGGTACGAATACCGCCTCCGGACATCACGGTGATGTCAATGACGTGACCTGGTGTCTGGTGGGAGAAGGTTCGTGTGCCGCAGTCATCCCAGTAGCCCTGCCCGTTGTTCATGCGCTGCGTCCTTCGGCTCCGGCGGCGTAAATCGCAGCCTCGTTCTGAGTCAAGAATCCGACAAAGTGTTCATTGACCAAGCACAGCGGAGATCGATCGTAACGAATCTGCGCGATGGCAGCCTCCGCCGTGATTCCCTCCATCATCAGCATCATAGCGACAACCAGGCTAGATCGGTTTAGACCCGCCTGACAGTTCACAGCGACTCGATAGCCATCACGGGACCAGGCGATATGCGCAACGCGAGCAAGTTCGAGGACGTTCTCAGCAGTCTCCTGGGTGAGACTGCCGTCCGAAATTGCCTGGACCACGTGTACGACGTCTGAGGGCGACGTGAGTGTGTTGCCGTACATGTCTACGCGCAGATCACACACGTCCTTGGTGTATAGCGAGGATGTCCTACTGACCCAGGTGTGCCCGGTCCCCTCGTACGCCTTCTGGAGCAAGTAGGTGTCCTCAGTGTCGGGCGTCTCGCCGACGTAGAGGGCGGGGAGTGTCGGGTCAGCGTGGTACACGCGGGAGAGGGGCTCAGCAGGGCCCATCCTCTCCCACTCGTCAAGCGTCAGTGTGCCCAAGCCAGCGATCTGGATGTACGGCTCGTCTGTGCGGGTCATCATTACGTGTCCTTTCGTCGTTGGATTCGTGCTCTGTAGGTGAACCTACCAGGCAAGTTCGTCGGTGTCAAGCGATTCCGAATCGTATGTGGCAGATACCACGATTGTCCAGATAGTCATATCTGGTCCGGTAATCTGGAGGACCTGAGCCTCTTCCAGCCACTCGCGTGCCTCTCGAGCCATCGTGAACATCCCACAGCGCACCAGCGCGGTGACTGCCTCATGGTACGTGTCGTGAGTCAGTGAGCAGATCCCCGGGCTCCCGAGAACGAACTCGTTGGGCGCGCAGTAGTCGTCAGACAACTCCGTCCAGATCATCGGTGGAAGTCTTTGGCTGTTAGCGTCATCAAGAACTCCCGGATGTCGGCGACGTTCTGCAAAGGGACGTGGCCGGTCCACGTCACCTCGCTCATGTTCGTTCCGTTGACTACTGCGGCGTCGACCGAGTCTTCCTCGACGTAGGCCCCGAGAGCCAGCGCACGCTCAAGGTGACCAGAGAGCACACCGCGTACGTTGTCAGGGCTCCCGAACCCCCGCTGGACGATGCGGATCCGACCTTGGTCGGTCACATCCCAGTGGATACTCATGTATCCTCACGGAGAGAGAGCACTGCCGCCAGGAGTGCGGCACTAAATAAGGTCACACCTATGGCGAGAGCCAGATGCACAACGACGACCCCTACCACGAAAAGGATCGCGGAGAGCAGGACAAGAAGCGAGAGATTCTTGATCACGGGTCAACACGCCCTTCCACACTCGAGGGAGCGAGCGTTGCTTGCGCCCCGTTTGGGAACTCGATGATGACGCGACCAGCGCGGATTCCGACACACTTTCCGGTATGCTCCAGATCGCCGCGGACGCGGACCGTGCTCCCCAGACCGAATGCCCCAGAGAGCCAAGGCATCCACGCGCGCTCAGAGACTGTAGTCTCCCTGAGGAAGGACTGATCCCAGAACTCTCGGGGAACGCTCCGAGACCCTGTTGCTGCGTAGGCGAATGCGGCCAGGATCCTGAACAGGTCGCTGGTGTCGTCGAAGTAGTCGAGACCACCATCCGCCTCGAACTCGACAAGTTCGTTGATGTAGTCCTCGACCAAGTACATGCGCGGTGAGCCTACATGGTACCCGGCGTTTGCGAGAGTGGCGAGGATGTCCTCACGCCGAGTACGGCGTCCGCCAGTTGTTTCATCGACCATGTTGATCTCCTTAGGTTGTCGGTCTGACGGCGCACAAGGGCTGCCAGCGAGTCTTGGTCCATCTCCTCCACGAGATCCATCCATGGAGAGACAAAGTGTGAGGCGGTCGCCGAACCTCCGACGAATGCCGCGCCGCTGAGAAGTGCGGCTGAGGCTGTCGGTGTCCACCAGCCCTTGATCGGAGTGTCTCCTTCGAGCACAGCAATCCCGGCAGAGTACGTCTCGAAGTCTTGCCGGAGAGCGGGGCTTTTGGTGGTGATGATGGGGTACATCATCCTGTCCCGGATCTTCGGTGGGCGTGCGTACGCCGTCTCGAGAACCCACACCGGGGCGCGACTAGAACTTTCGACCTGTAGAGTAATCATCTCGGCTAGGTTCCAGTACGCCCCGGTGGGGTCGACTGAGGTGATCCGATGCCCCTGAGGGATACGCGTCGCGAGAGCGGCCTCGTTCCCCCAGGGGTACATCGGTGCGATCAGTGGTAGGCAGCCGTCCAAGTAGAGGGCGATGCCCTCCAGAACTCTTGAGCGAAATCCACGGTCCGCGGCGTACCGGCCGTAGTCCGGTCGCTTGGCGTAGAAGTTCGCCTCTAGGCGACTGTAGTCGCCCAGAGCCGTGCGTGCCCCACTTCTGATCGCTCCAGGCGAAGGTTGATCGATGAACACTCCTCCCAGACGCCCGGAGGCGTGGGCGTCTGCGAGGAGTGCGAATCCCGAGTAGGTGTAGTTCGACACTGGTGCGGTGGGAGAGGAGACTCCCACGAACACTAGATCAGCGTCGGACGACTCCATAGGCGGTGCGTGTGTGACTGCGGTGTCGCTGTCATTCAGCAGTGCCCAGGTCATCGCGGTCCCGAGCGTCCCCACGCGATTGGCCGAAGCCGCGCGCGCGGAGGTGCCCGTGATCAGAACCTTCATGCAGGTGAGCCGATCAGAAAGACGGCTCGGACGCGGCAGCCTCTTCGGCAGCCGAGGCGACAGCCTCAGGAGCCGGGGCAGGTGCCGGGGCAGGTGCCGGGGCAGGTACAGGCGCGGGAGCCGGTGCCGGTGCCGGAGCAGGCGCCGGAGCAGCGGCGGCAGCCGCAACTGCCGGAGGAACGGACCCACCAGCGACCGGAGACACGCTCTTCACGTCGTTCTTCGGTCGGCCCTGGTACTCGCCCTCAGTGACCTTGATCCGGACGGTGCGCCCGACCAACTTGCGGCACACCTCTTCGCCGGACGGAGCCGCGGTCTTGAAGTACTCCGAGGTCAGACCGAACGCGGCCATCTGCCGGAAGAAGATCCCGAGGGCGGTCGGGTTCTCCGGCGAGATCACGAACTGGGTGAAGACGAGACGGCCCTTATAGGGACCAGCGTCGGTCACCTCGAACGTGACCTTGTACATGTCCTTGCCGGACGATGAGGTCTTGGGCTCGGACGACTTCACGATGACCGTGTAGTCGTTAGCAGGGATGGGGGAATAGTCAGTGTCCTCGGCGCTGTCGAGCAGTGCATTCCACGACTGAGTAGCCATGCTGGGATGTTCCTTTCGCTAGAAGTGAGCCGCCTCAGGCGGTCTCTGCTGGGACCGAACCGTACACACGGTCGATCATGGTTGAGATGTTCAGGTCGCCCTCTTCGACGACCTCGCCGAGCCTACCACCGACACGTTCACCGGCAAGAGCCTCGTCATTGGGACCGATCACCAACCGGCGCACACGAATGTTCGCCTGAGTCGGGTCGGGGTTGGGGTACTCCTCCACCCGAAGGTGGCCCGTGATGTCGAACAGGTACGGGAGAGTAACGCCAGACTTGCCCTGGAGCCACGGACGCTTCTTGCCGTCCTGGCCCTCAGTCTCCATCGCGATGAGCACGACGGACGTCAGGGGGTTGGTCGGGTGCATGGTCAGGTCGCGCATGTCACGCATGAGACCAGTGGTGGAGCGAAGGATTTCGCCCCAGTCCTGCATCTTGACCTGATTGCGCCCTGCGACGCTGTCAACGATCTTGACCTGCGCCTCCGTCACCGAGTCGATGATGACGGACTTGAAGGGGTGGTTGCCAGACTTGAGCCACTCGTACGCCTTCTGGAGCGTAGCGAACTCAGTCAGCGAGACCACTGCGGTATCCCACGTCCCGGTGTCCTCGGGTGGGGCTTGTGTGACCGGGTCCCACGCGACAGGCTTGATCGGAAGGAAGCGTGCGCCGCCCTCCACGTCGAGCAGGACGCGGGGCCCAGGAGCAGTTGCGGCCAGGGTCGACTTGCCGACCTTGCTCTGACCGTAGAGAACCATCGTCAGCGACTGATGGAGTGTCATGCGTCGTGATCCTTTCGTGTGTGCGGGTGGGTAGCGTACATCATGCGTCTGCCCCGCCCTCAGGGGTGAGCCCGTAGTACGCGTACGGGTCAACTTGCTCGAACTCATCGTCGAGCATTCCACGGAAGTCCGAGCCGTCATCGAAGAGCGGGCAAATGGTGTATGCGTCGCACTTCCATGAGCAAGAACTGTCCGGGGAGGGATACGCGAGGAACAGGTGGTTCCCGCCCTCGTTCAGCGCCTTCCGAGTACGAAGCATCTCAGTGAAGGTGCCAGTCAGCCGCGTCCACACGGAGCGCAGTTGAAACTCGTTGTAGCGAACCTCAAACTCGCCGTAGAAGGGAGGCGTAGCGCGGGGTCCGCGCTTCACCTTGCGCAGGATCCGATAGATCCCGCCCTCGACGTAGTCGGAGTCGCCCTTGGCCTCGTGCGTCGCACGATCCAAGATCATGTAGGTTGGCAACTGCTCAGCGATGTGGGCGGTGCCAGTGAAGTTGCTGAACGCCATCGCCGTCTTGAAATCCAAGACACTGCGGGCTCCCGTCAGGAGGTTGCGGACACGGAGGTCCAACTTCCCGATGAGATTGGCGGTGCCGTAGTACGTCTCGACGGGCGTCTTCATCATCTCTTCGACAGAGAGGATCTCGAGATTTGCGTCCAGGCCCTCTTCCTCGACCCACACACGATACCCATCGAGCATGATGCTACCAAGTTCTGCGTCGTTGTCAAGTTCCGAAGCATCCTGGCCTTGGCTCTCGAGCAGCGCCCGATCCTCACGAATCAAAGCGGCGTGCGTGTCGAGCAGAGGAATGTCGTTGGCGTAGTACTCCTCGAGTGCCTTGTGCACACGCGTACCGAGAGCACGAGGAGAGACTACTTCCGATCGACGGGGGCGGAACTTGAGGTAGTACCCGATGTACCACTTGCGTCGGCACTGCTTGAACGTCTGGATCTCGGAGTTCGAGATTCCAATCGTCCCGTCAGAGTCGTCAACGCTCGAGACCAGTGCGGGAGGATCGAGGTGTGTGCTCACAGTTCACCTTTCAAGAAGCGGCGGATAAGGTCCTCAGAGCGAGCAACCTCCTCGAGGTACCCCGCCTTCTCAGCCAGCACCGTCACGACGGACTCTTCGACAGTGTCGGGTGTGATGTAGTCGATGATGAACACCGACTCGTGCTGCTCACTTCCGATGCGGTGGGCGCGGCCCTGGGCTTGCGTCATCTCAACGGCTGACCACGATCGCTGCAAGAACACCATGGTCGATGCCTTGGTCAGGGTAATACCCGTCGAGCCAGCGCCAAGCGTGCACAGCACGAACTTGTACTTGCCTGCCTGGAAGTCGTCGATCGCCTTCTGCCGAGTGTCGGTGTCTTCGTCGCCAGTGATCCGGCAGTAGCCGATTTCGTGCTTGCGCATACGCTCGCCCAAGAGGTTGAGCAACTGCTTTGACTGGGTGAAGACGACAACCGACTGGCCGTCGAAGTCACCAGCGAGAACATCTTCCATGAAGGTGTCCAACTTACCTGACGGTTCGATGAGACCGATTCGCTCGTTTCCCTTGTCATCCAACAGGATCTCGCCTGAGGCAGCGGCAAACTGGAGCAGCCGAAGGGATTGCGTCATCGGATTGCCAGCGGTCAACAGCGAGCCGTCGTCCAGCCGCGCCATGAGGTGGTCAAGCATCTGCTTGTACACCTTCTGTTGCGCGGGGACCATTGGCGAATCACGTGTCTCGCGCACAATCGGAGGCAGGAACGGAAGCGTGATCTCCTTGGGTAGCCCTCGGCGCATGTAGTCAGTCGTGCGGAAGAACTCGTCCTTGGTGTCAGGCCGGAACCCATAGATCTCGGTGCCGCCCCAGGGATTGACGGAGTAGTTGACGTAGCGGTCGATCCACTTAACCTTCGTCGGCCACTCGTTAGGCGCGAGGTAATGAAGACCTGACCAGATGTCAACAGGCGAGTTCGCAACGATGGTGCCAGAGACTCCGTAGCGGTAGACAGCGCCGTGCGCCGCGGATGCCAGGGCTCGGGTCTGTGCAGCCGCTGGATCCTTCGCACGGTGGTACTCGTCCGCGATGACGGTGCGGAAGTTGATCGCGTTCAGTTCCTTCTCGTGCGCGTGACACTTGGCGGGCGTCACTGTGGCGTCATCGCCACCGCACTCGAGACAGCGCCGCAGCGCGATGGATCCGTACGCAGCGAGCCGAGAGTGCGAACGAAGCGATTCCCAGTTGATGATGTAGACGTCAGCGAGTCCTGGCTCCATCTGCTTGCGGCGCTTCGCAGCGGTGCCGTCGACAACGGACACAGTCGGTCCGTCCTCAGGCCACCACGTAGAGAACTCCCGCTCCCAAGAGCGCTTCACACTGTTCGGGGTAACGACGAGCGCTGGGAACACACTCTCCCCGCGGTCGTGCCGTACCTTGAGGGCTCGGATGATCTGCGCCGTCTTCCCGGAACCAGGATCATCCTCGAGTGAGAACGTCGTGAGGTTCGGGAGAGACAGGAACGCGACTCCGGCCCGCTGGTAGGGATAGAGATCGGCGTCCCCGGGGGCGTCGAGTGCCTCGCGGAGCGCCAACGCCGGAGCGATGGTCTCACGCTGGTAGGAAGCGGCCCAGTCACTCAGGTCTGGCGCAACTACGAGTCGATCCTGGAAGATGCCGCGGAGAGCAAGGCACGACGACCAGGAGCGCGGAACGCTCCATCCGTCATCCTTCTTGCTCCACGACGCCCCAGGAACCGAGCGGATCAGGTCCTTGTCGCGGTACCCACCGACGACCGAGATTCGGTCAGTACGCGTCGGGTGAAGCGAGGCGTGGACTGTCACATGATTCCTTTCTGGTCGGTGGTGAGCACAGCATTTCACACATTTGAGCGGTTGTCAACTCGTAAGTCTACGAAGTTTTTGCGTGAATCACGTTGCCCCAGGCACCGAGCCGGACCCGGATCAGGGAGAGGGACGGCATGGGGGACTTGAGCCCACTCGTGTACTCCAGGTATGCGCTGCGCGTCGGTTCCTTGCGGCGGCGTGCTGCCCAGGCGAGGAAGCGCTGGATGGCCTCCTGGAGGTCGTCGTCGTCCCAGAGGCGGGCGTACCCACCACCGGAGCGCGCCGAGGCTGTGGGATCGACCAGAGCGGCAGCAGTCGACCAGCGACCGTCGTCGGAGAGCCGGTAGACCACCGTCTGCGCGCTGGGAGCGTTCCCGTCGTGGCGACGCCACTCCTCGTAGTTCCGGAGGGTCAGTGAGGTCTCGGTGGCGGAGAGCGCGGCGTAGGCGCGATCGAGGTGCTCGAGGACGTCCTCGTCGGTGCCCCAGCGGGCGTGATCGGCACCGCGGCTGAGTCGCGTGGCGGCGGCGATTCGAGCAGCCTCGGCCGGACTCAGGTCAGCCAGGAACTCGCTGTACGCGGTCCGGCAGTCCTCTGCGTTGATCTTGCGCTCGGGGTCGACGTACAGCGCCGTGACGCCAGCCAGCGAGAGCCCCGCCGTCGGGTCCTCTGCGTACTGTGTCTCGATCGCGGTGCGTACCACAGCAACGCGCTCTCGCGCGGCCTCGGCCTTGCGGGTCGCGATGACGGTCGCACGATCAGCCTTCGCTCGTGCGTAGCCCTTCGGGCCGAGGCTCGAGATGAGAGCGAAGCGAACGCCTTCGTAGGTGAGGTCGTGATCGTCAGCGAGAGAGCGAAGCGTGTCGCCACGCATGAATCCATGGACCAGGGCCTTGTTGCGGTCTTCGATGGAGAGTGTCATTAGACGTCCTTTCGGTAGATGAGGCGGAACTGCGAGCGGGGGAACAGTTTGCGGAGTGCGACCGAGTAGTCGTCAGCAGCGCGATAGCGCATGAACTCCGCGAAGACCGTGTCTGTCGTCCGGAAGTAGTTACCACTGACCTCGAGGTCGGCGTGGGCTACGGTCGGGCTGGAGCAGGCTATCAGACGCATCTGTAGATGTCGAACTGAGTCGGAAGCGCGGACACCGTAGCGAAGGTCTTTGACGTAGATCGGCGTACGGCGGACCTTCTCGAGCCACATGCGCTGTGTCTGGAGGAAGGTTGGTTCAAGGGAAGGATACGTGAGATCGAAGTTGACCGGCATCTCGATCGCACGAAGGATAGCACCCGTGACTTCGCCGTCAGGTGGAGTTCCCAGCCCGTACCGAAATGCGGCTCGGCGTGTTGCGACTACGTAGTCGTTAGTGAAGTCAGTGAGCGAAAGCGGGCCAGACATCAGCCCGTGCTTTGTCAGAGCAAGACCATAGTGATAGACCCAGAATTGATCCGGAAGGATCGCTTCGAGTGTGGTGGGAGCACGTCCGTGATAGTTTGGGCGGGCGTATCCGACAACAGGGCCAGATGCTAAAAGAGAGCGCGAGTAACGAGCGCGAGTGATGCGTCCAGTGGTGGGGTTACCGATGATCCCAATGAAATGCGCACCATCCACCATCTCTACCACGCCGACATCTTCCGCGTGCCATGGTTGGTCATGCCCTACGAAAAACAAGTCACCAGGAGCAACGAGAAAAGTTGAGTCCCCGGTGAAAAGACTTGAATGCTTGTCGAAGTAGACAGCCAGTTGGTCCGGACGTGTGCTGCGAAGACTAAGGTTGATTCCAGTAGTATCGACGATATCTTGGAGATCAGTAAGCGATCCCTTGCTAGTACGCCCTACATGCTCGCGCGCACGCATAAGGAGAACCCAGATGCGCATGTCTGGGGTCTTCGTCGAGTCTGGTGGTACTAGGCCGTCGAGTCGAAGGTCAGTAGGTGACTCGTAAATCCGACGCGGTTCCTGGCTGAGGAGAATCACGTGGACATCACCAGAGTCTCGGATAGCACGGCCGCATCGATTTCGGAAACAACCTCAGCACCGATGAGTTCCTTGGCTGCTGGAGCGTTCTCGTGAAACCATAGGTAGCGGAAGGCGTTGGCGGGAAACTCCCCATGGCAGCGGAGAACGTAGGTGTACAGAAGGGCATAGGCGTACTCCGCGCTCGGAGATCCGGTGATTTCGTCCAGGGCTCGGGTAACGCTGTCGTTAGTCATTTCTTCTCCTTCGGCACGGCTCGGAATGTTCCGAGGTTGGTTGCGGTGGTCTTGATTTTCTCGGTGAACGTGAGGCCACAAGCGCACCCGATCCCGATGATCAGTTTGCACTTCTCACAGTACTCAACCTTTGCCATGTGGCTCCTTTCAGTCGTTGTGCCGTTGTCTGGAACAGACTGTACACCTACGTTCGACCAGTGTCAAATGGTATGCGTCACCATGTCCTGGATCGTGTGAATGGTGTCGAGGGGAATCTCTCCGCCAGGAAACACGGCACGCCTGATCCCAGCCCCGCGCAAGATGCGGAGGCAACCAAGGCAGGGGGCACAGGTCAGGTAGATGGTCGAATCTCGGCAGTCTCCGCGGTCTGCGTACAGCACAGCGTTGGCCTCGGCGTGGTTCGCGTGGCACAGTCCGCTGGTCCCGTCAGTGTCGTAGGACGACCCCGCCGAGACCTCGTCGTACGAGCGTGTGCCACGAGGGCACTGCCCAAGCAAGCAGGAGGGACCGCCAGCCCATGAGCCGTTGTAACCCGTGCTCACGATGCGGCGATCTTTGACCAGGACGGCTCCAACCTTGCGGCGGGAACAGTCGGCTCGAGTACTCACGGCTGTTGCGATACCGAGGAAGTAATCGTCCCAGGAAGGGCGCGGATCAGTCACTGATGGTCTCCTCAATTAATCGGCTGATGTCGTCTGGTTCTCCGAAGGTATCAGGTGAGTTATTGATTGTCAAGCGGCGGGAGGGGGGCACCCTCGCAGCAGTGTGCTTTGTGTTTGCAGTACGGGCAGAGCCAGCGAGAGTAGACCGGCTCGAACTCCCGGTGACACTGCTCGCACTCGATCACGGGATGTGAGTCCAGGTCTGCCGCTTCACGATCTGGTAGATAGTCTGAACAGACACGTCAAACTGCTCGGAGAGCGTGCGGACGAGCGAGGGGTCCTCGCTATGCGCCTGCCGGATGAACAGCACCTTGGTTTCGGTGAGTTTCGAGGTGGTGACCTGCGCGCCTCGGTGAACGAGATGCTCTTTCGCGTGCGCGTGGTTCTCCGCCGCCGAGACGCACGCCAGGTTCGACAGCGCGTTGTTGGTCTTCACACCGTCGAGGTGATTGATGTGCATCCCCTCAGGGATCTTTCCGTGGAACGACTCCCAGATGAGGCGGTGAACAGAGCGGTGAGACTTCTTCCCGTCGACTGAGAGCGCAACCTCGCAGTAGCCACTAGGCTTGACGTTGACTGACCGGACCTTTCCCGCCCTCTTGATGTCCCCGTTCTGGGTCACGGAGTACGCGGGGAATCCGAACGCGGGAACCTCGTCAGGTAGCGACACGTGCATACCTTATCACGCGTCACTCCTGTGTCAGGCGCAAGTCCAGGGTGACCAGCCACGACTCGTGTAGCCTCGGTAGGCAACGTAGTTCTGCTCTGCGCGCGTTGCTCGGTCTGGGCTCGACGCTAGGGCCAATCCGCCGTACGACCGCCAGAAGGAAGCGTCCATCTGATAGAGCCCCCTATACTTGCCGGTCTTCGATACAGCGGTGGGATTGTTCGTGGACTCGCAGGCGATGACGGCGCGCGTCTTCGGCCACGTTGCCCATACCTGGCCTTCGTTCCAGTACCGTTGCTGCCACGCGCTGAGCCCACGCACGTCCGTCACACGCTGTCCTGCGGTGCGCTCGGGGACGTTGACCGCGACCGAGGTAGAGGCTGCCGCGGACTTCGGCTTAGCGGCTGCCGCAGTGGCGCGCTTACGTTGGAGTTCGGCGAGACGCTTGGCTGCATTGATTCGTGAGTTGCGGTCGGCGCGCGCGGCCTGGTGCTGACGACGGACGAGATCGCGCTGATCTTGTGCGCGAACGGCGCGCTCGAGGGAAGAAGTGGAACGATCGGTGGGTGCCGCGACTTCCCGAGATGTCCAGGTGGCGGCGTCTGAGACTACTGATGCGCTGATGATGAGGGCTGATGCGATAGCGATGGTGGTGGCGGTCGCGATGCTAACTGCTCGGATGCTGACCATGAGATCTCCTGACACTCGGGAACAAGGACTCGCCCTAGAAACGAACGAACACCCCGAAGGGTGCTCATTCAGTGTAGCGCATAGGCCTTGCTGACCGCAAGTGTGCTAGGTAGGAGAGGTGTGACTTATCCCATCTCAGATGTCAAAATCAGGGACAAAGTCAGGCACATCGGTACCCTCAGTCACGCTGTTGTGGCACAAAGTTACACGAACTGCGCCCTCAATGCCAGTTGCGTGATCCGCGACGATGCTATACGAGGAGCCCATCGCCAGAAGATCGATCTGCGCGAGAAGGCGCTCGTCGACCAAGGCATTGATGATCGGGATCTCCATGATGGTCAGCATCTCGACAGCGCCGTACTGGGTACCGGCGATGAACGACTCGTCCTCGAACGGGCCGCCCTCAGTCTCACAGGCAACAAACGGGATGTCGTCGTTGAACTGTGGGGTCTCCAGATCCTCGCTCGCGTCGAACGGCTCGTCTCCGGAGTCAGTCATTAGAGTCGGAATGCCTTCCAGGTAGCCGGACCCACTTGACCGGTCTCTGCGATCCCCAGTTTCTTCTGGAGGCGCTTGATCCGGTAAGCGGTGTAGGCACCGATCTTACCAGTCTTCGCGATGCCGAGACGACCCTGGATGCGGCGGACGTTGGCTGCGTCTGCGGCACTGTCCGCGCCCGAGTGCACCTTCGACGAGCCGTCGCTTTTACCGAAGACGTGGCCGCGAGGGAGGGGGAACGGGGAGGGGGCAGGACGTGCGGGGGTAAACACCTTCGACGGAGGAAAGATGGTGTTTCCCGAGCGGAGGTAGCGGTAACGATCCGCGGCAGTCGGCCATCCCCAACCGGTCGCCAGGTGCAGGTGCGGTCCTGTGGAGTTCCCGGTGTTGCCCGACTTGGCGATGACCTGTCCAGCGAGAACCTTCTGCCCGACCTTGACCTTGAGGCCAGGGGAGAGGTGCTGATACAGCACGTAGGCCTTGCGACCCTGGTACTTGATGCCCAGCACGATCCAGTTAGACGGCGCGTTGCGTCCAGGGTTGTACCCGGCGCGGTTGTTCCGCACACCGTCGTTGAGTGCGAGAACGGTACCGTCGGTAACTGCCTGGAGGAGGTCGCCCGTGTCGATAGCGAGGTCCCATGCCTTGTGGGGAGCACCACTACGATACGTCCATCCGGCATTGATGGTCCGCTTGGTGGGGTGCGGCCAAGGCATTACGACGCCAGCGGAGTGAGGGTGAACGTCAGCGAGGTCAGAGTGAGCGTATCGCCGTTGGACACGGTCTTCGACAAAGTCAAAGATCCGGTCCAGAGACAGTTACCGCCAGTCGGACCAACGCTGTCGAAGATTCCGATATGGGAGATGGTCGCAGTACCTGCGCTCCACGAAGTCCACGACGGGTTCGGGGTCGTCATAGCGCGCTGGCCGCCAGAGGCGGTAAGCAAAGTGAGCGCCCTTCGTCCGGTTTCGGTAGAGGCGTTAACTCCGCCTGTCGCTCCTGGGTCTCCTGTGTACAACTTGACCCAGACGGAAGGAAGGGACGTAAGGAACGCGTTCGCTTGGAAGGCGGTCAGGCCAACAGGCATTAGAGGTTCTCCTCAGGAGTTTCGGAAGTGATGGCGTCAGGTCGGGTGACCTCAGCCGAGGCGCCTACAGCCGCGGAAACGGCGGGGATGGCTTGGGTGGGATCTGACATGTGGCGGGCCTTCCTTAGAGAAGAATCGGAATGACGGTGAGACGACGGAACGAGACGTTCAGAGTGGCACTCTCTTCGTTGGTGCTGACGAAGTATACGTTGTAGGTTGATCCGGCGGTCAAGCCAGTAATGAGCGAGGTCTGTGAGGACTTAGCCCAGGAACGCTCTCCGGCGGCCAGCGCGGCGTTCGGTCCGTTGATTGCCGAGCGAGCACCGATCGGGCTGAGGAACGTCGTCCCTGATCCGATCGTTGCGCCAGTCTTCATAAAGTAACTAAGGAAGTGCGCCTGAGTCTGACCTCCGGTCTGGATGTTACCCTCAACAGTAACAGACACGCGACCGCTCGGAGGGGCGATGAAAGTCAGACCGACTCCGGAGCCGTCGGCAGTGGGGACCACCCAACCGCCTGTGGGACCAGCGATGCCAACCGCAGCGTCGGTCGTAAAACTGGCGGACACGGCCGAGCCCCTACGAGGAGCGGTGTTAAGGGCGGCCTGAACGTCCTCAGCGAGGAACTGGAGATCGCGCGGGACGTTGGGAGTGTCCGAAAGCAGGGGATAACGGAGGTTGTCACCAGATGTGGTGGGCATGTGTCGTGCTCCTCGGTGTCACGCAGTCGGGATCCACTGGGAGCCATCCCAGTAGTTCAGGGTGCCATCAGACGCAGACGAATCTGCCGCATACCGCAGTGTACCAGATCTCCAGGTGCTACCATCCCAGTAGGACAGTGGAGGGTTTCCTGAGGGCGTACTGGGAATCTCCGTCTCGGAAACGAGCGCCTGGTAGGTCGCGTAGTCGAGTTCGACGCCCTGATAGTCCGGCTGAAGGAAGGTGAGCCGCTGGTAAGTCGCGGGAAGTTCCCAGTTAATCCGGAGGGTGCCGCTGACGACCATAATGGACTCGACGCCAAACACGAAGCCGGTGCCTCCCGTCAACCAGGAGTATTGGCCAACATCAAAAACGAGTTCCGTATAGGTTGGGTACCCAGAGTCGATATCCGAGTAAGACTGGTGGTAGCCCGTACGCACCGAAGCGGTTGCAGCGAGGTCCGCAGACGCCAGATACAGCGCGTCGGCAACAGAGACGAGGTCGGCCGTGCTGGAGAGATCTGCCTCGATTGTGGTGGTGATCCCGCTATTGCGCTCGAGCCAGAAGTACTCTTGTACATCGAAGAGCAGGACGTCATAGGTGCCGTACATCTCGTCGACTTCGAGGTACGAGTCGGGGCGACCAGTTCGGATCGATCCTGTTGCGGAGAAGTCGGCAGAGACTGTAGTCTCGAACACGGCATCTGTAAAGGTATTGCTTGATGCAGTAAGGGTCGAGTCAATTGCAACAGACTTGTAGTCGAGTGTGAGCGCCGCGTACGTCTGGACCTCAGTGTTGAGCGCCGCGTAGTCGGGATAGGAGTCAGCGACGTCGATGTACGAGTTAACAATCGCGGGCCGGAGTTCGCCCGTGGCGGCAATGGTAGCGTCAGCAACAGCCACTCGGTCTATATCTGCTGACAGTGTCGACGACGAGGTGAGGGTGGTGTCGAGAAGCGATCCTCGTTCGACTGTTGAGGTCAGTGTAGTCGTCGCGTAAAAATCGATGTGCGTGAGTTGCTCGTAAACACTGTCAACCTGCAAGTCAGCCGTTGCGCTGAGTGTGGCATCGCCTGTTCGAGTTTGGAACCCAGTCAGCAGTGTGGCGTACTGCGGGACCTCGGTGGAGAGTTCGGAGTAGGTAGGATAGCCACTAAGCACATCATCGTACGTGGTAACGAGAACCGTACGCAGCGAGGCGGTCGCAGATAATTCTGTAGACGAAGCGAGATGAAGAGCGGCGTTGGCGCTAAGTTCGGGACTGGAGGTGAGTGCTGACTCCGCGGATCCCGCCGGAAGCGCATCCGAAGTGAGTTCAGGAGTCGCGGAAAGTGCAGCGGTTGTGCTGCGGATTACGGAGAGATCGGAATCGAGGATTGAAGTTGAGCCCAGGACCACGTCAGCCGAGCGACTCTGCAATCCGACCAGGAGTCCCTGATAGTCAACAACGTCGTCCAGCAGTACAGCATAGGTGCCGTAAGAGACCTCGAGATCGACGTACTCATCTACCGTGGTGGATCGGATCGTTCCAGTTGCCGTGAGTTCCGCCGAGATCGATTGGCTCGCTGCGGAGGCAGCAGTCAAGTCTACGCTGACGGAGAGCGCGGCGTCTGTGAGTCGGGTCGGCGTGACATCCGCTGTGGATCCGGGAGTTGCAGAGAGGATAGACGCGACCTCGACACCACCATCGATCGAGGCTACGATCTCCGCGGTAATGACAGTTCCGTCTGTTCCGCTGAAATGAGTACGGACAGTGTCCGCAAAGATGGTCCCTTCCGCGGAGGGGATGTCTGTCGTAATCTCGAATATCAAGCCCTTGGCAAGGTTTTCGTAATCAGCAACTTCCGCTAGGAGCGTCTCATACGTGGAGTAGGCCGTTACTGTTTCGTCGTAGGAGCGCACCGAGACGGCACGCATCGTTGCAGTAGACGATAGGATGGCACTTGCGCTCGCGGTCGCTATGGCATCGCATACCAGCGTGGGGGAAACAGCGAGTGTGGAGGCAGTGAATCCAGTGACGTCTGTAGCGCTCGTGATTGATGGGTCGCTCGATAGATCAGCGGTCACTGTCCTTTCGACGAGTGCGTCCGAGTTAACTGACGCGGACGAGGACAGCGCTGCGTCGGTGTCTTCCTGGACGCCTGCGTCAGCAGTCAGTACTGGCGCAGCGGTCAGGTCGGCGAGTGAGTCAGACAGTATCCCGGCGTCAACGACAATGATCGACGCAATTTCCGTTGGTACTGTACTTGAGGAAATCGTCTCTACAGCGGACAGTAGATTGTCGTACGAAGGAATCTCTGCAACTAGCGCAGCGTATGACGGGAGTTGCCCTGCGAGGTCGCTGTACAGCCTGATCGCGGTGAAGTAGATTGTTGCCGTGGAAAGTAGCGCTGAATCAATTACCGCAAGTCGGTCGGATTCGCTAGTGATCTGCGCTGAGGACGTCAAGTCTACTGTGGTGGGGAGTACCAAATCGGCGCTAGGTACACTGGACGGAATCGAGGTGAGCGAAGAGGAGATACCAATCGCGCTCGAGATATCAGAGGTAGAGGATGGAGTGCTCGTCAGCACGGCCTCGGCCACAGAAAAAACGTCAATGCTGCTGACGGTCTCGGCGGTCGAAGATAGTGACGCGCCTACGAAAGTATCTATATCGGATGTAGACGTGGACGAAGGAGTTGCTGATAGCGCAGCGGCTACCAGGCTTACGGTGGTGACGTCCGACAGAAGAGGAGCAGACGCAACCAGGTCCGAGTCGATTAGAACGGTGCGGACCGCGGTTGCGGACTGGCCTGGGGTCGCGGCGAGGGCTGCGGTTGTGGGGCGATCGATCAGGGTGTCGAACGGGATCCCTGCGGTTGACGCGAGGGCAGCCGTGGTGGGGCGGGAGACGAATCCGTTGGTGGTGAGCGCGGGCGCACTTGTCAGGGCAGCGCCTGCGGAGAAATTACCGTTTATCTGGGATGTTGCAACACCTTCGGAGGACAACGTGGCTGAGGCGCCCGCGGTGTAGCCGACGGCGGAGGTCGAAGCGGGGGTCGAGGACAGCGTCGCGGAGTCGAACTGGGAGCGGGTAAGGTCGGAGGGGAGGTTAGCCGTGCTGCTTAGCGCGGCTGAGATCGCTGGTGACGTGGAAGCGGCTGAGGTCGCAGTGCCGGTAGCGGACGGAAGTTCAGCGCTGCTTGAGGTCGAGTAGTTGATCGTGGCTGGAGAGATGACTCCCGACGAAGTAAGGCTTGTGGCAATAACCGTAGAAATAAGGTCTAGGTAGGTAGAATTACCGTCTCGGAGAGCGGTGTAGTTGGCGTAGGACGAGGAGACGAGACTATACGTCATCACTCACGTCCTCATGTCTGGGCGACCTGCTCCTTGCCCAGTTTAGCAGGAGGACGGGTACTTATTCGTCCAAGATCACGAGGTAGGACTCGCCAGGGGCGTCGGTGCGAGCCAGGACGTCCGGGCCCTCGATGTACGTAGCGTAGTTGTGGTATCGCCCTGGGGTGTCTGTTGGTCCCGCCACGACGATCTCAGTGTTGTCCTCGCCCGGATACTTGGCGCTGCTCGTGATCACACCAACAAAGTCGTTGGTAACCACACGGACCTTGCGCCCGACGATTCGCTGCTCGATCGGTCGGTTGTCGACCTCCTCGGCGATGACGGAGTTCATCAGCGCCCGGTACACCGCCCCGAAGACTTCCGAGGGGGTGGTTCGGGATGAGTCCAGTTCGGCGGCCAGAGCGTCCAGCAGGGGACGCGTAGGGACCGCGAGCGTGTGGAGGAGGTCGTCGCTGGTGATCACAGGAGCCCCAGGCGACGGGCGTCGGCTGGACCAATCCTTCCGGTGAGGTTCGTGCTCCGAATGGACTTTTGCCACGCTAAGACCGTGTTGCGAGTGTGGGGACCGTAGATCCCGGTCTTAGTCACGCCTACGGCGCCTTGGATGCGCCGTACCCAGGAAGCGTGAAGCGCGTTTTCAGTCCCGTCGTGAATACGGCGGCGGCTCCATACGTAGATCGGAGAGACACATTCACGGCATCCGAAAGTGTGCTCTAGCGGAAGCGGCCAAACCTCTCCCAACCAGACCGCTCCCGAGTTTTCGGCAATGCGCGTATGCTGAATGCTCACGTGGACATGGGTAGTGTGGGGATCTCTTCCCGCGTAGTCGCGTGGCCTGAACCCGTACCCACGAGACCAAATAGTGTCATTGTAGATCACGTACTCAGTGGAGAGATGTGCGATTGCCTTGGTCACAAGATACATGGGGTCAATCCCCTCCGCCGTGACGTCAAGCGCTCGCACGATACCAACGGGGGGCTCTTCCGAGGCGTTATGATCCGAGGTCCGACTCAGGTGAGCACGATCCCCAAGCCAGCCGTCGGAAGCCTTTGAGCGCTTCGGCCATCTGGTGTTGACCTCAGTGCGGAGGTTCGACAGTGAAGGGGCGAGATAAGGCTCAGACATCGTAATCTCCTGACAGGTATGTGAGTATCAGCGTACTACATCCGAGATCGGCGTGCGGCCCTCGAGCCGCAGATTGATCAGGTACAGGATGGCGCGACCCGCGTCTGAGTAGACCGTATCACCAATGTCGTTGCCCCAGTCATTGGCTGGAGCCAGTCCGGCCCACGCTGAGGCGCGATCCTCGACAGCCTTGATCGCCTGGTTGAGGAGGGCGACCTCTCCCTCGAGCCAGTGAACGTAGTCCATCACCGGGAGATCCCGTTCGCTGGAGTCCGAAAGAGTCACGCGGACGGTGCGAACACTGTCGTTAGACATCGGTGGCATCCTCCGGATACTCCGCCCAGAACTGGTCGGCGGCTAGGCGTAGGTGGTCGTGCAGCGAAGGAACGTCGTAGCCAAGAGCAAGCAACTCGGCGTGCTCTGCTGTGGCTTGGCTCAGCGCCTCCGCAAGGGTCATGCGTCTTCGTCGTCTTCGTCGAAGTCGTCGCCCGTGAACTCATCGTCGGGGACGATCGGGTGGTCGTCTTCCGTGAACTCTTCGTTGTCGGAGTCGTCGCCAGGGGTGACCTCGAACTCGGCGACAATCTTGACCTCGAACTGCTGACCGTCGATGGTCTGAATCTGGGTGCCTTCGGCGGAGATGGTCTCAGACTTCTTGCTGCTGTGTAGGATCGACATGCGAACTCCTTCGTGTTGGTGGAAGATGGGGGGAGCGTAGCACAACTAGCGGTACTTTGCGTACTCTCCCCTGAGAATGTTGACGCTCAAGGACAAGCCTCGGTAGTACGGGTCGTAGGGATCGCCGGGGTCACATTGCTTGACCTGAGTGTCGAGCGAGGCGAGAGCCGTGTCGAGCACCTCGCGCTGGAGGTCACGGATCAGTGGGAGGAGGGCGTCAGCCACTTCCCCTGAGGTCGGGATCACATAGGGGGCGTCTTGCTTGCGCGCGGGTGAGTTGTAGAACCCCCGGAGGAAGTCAAGAGGATTCTCGAGACGAAACATCAGTTCGCCCATCACACGGGAACGCAGGCTCTCTGACATCAGTGACCCCCGCGGCGTGTTACGAAGTACAGGATCGCTCCGCCGACGATCAGCGCGAGCGCGAGTAGCACCGCGGTCTGCGTGTCAGATCCCGTCGCCGGGAGCGAGGAAATGGGAGTGGTGGTGATGCTGGGCGAGGACTCGGGTGCGTTGCTCGTGGGAGCGGGCGCCGTAGAGGTCGGTACCTCGGTAGTCGGAGGTGCGGTGGGCGTAGGAGTGGAGGTGGTCGGAGGTGCGGTGGTCGGAGGTGCGGTGGTGGGGGGCGGCGTAGTCGTAGGAACAAGGCCGGGGGCGCAGAGGATGACATGCGAGATCGCCTTGTCGCCCTTGTCGAACACGAACGTCTTGTTGGAATCAGCAAAGACGGTCTGCCCCGCGGTCACGTCCGAGAAGATGGTGTTGGGGGCAAGAGCGCTCTGGTCCGAGCCAGCCTTGACGATGACCGTCCCGTAGGGTGCGGTGACGAGGTACGTGGCCCCTCCAGGGTCGTTGACCTTCTGGCACGCGCCCTCGGGGAGATCAAGCGCCTCCTCCCAGGTGCTGGTCTGGTTGTTCGCGGGACCACCAGGAGCGTGTCCGGTGGGGACGGCGAAGACAACGGAGGGGGCCGCGGCGGCTGTGGACAGTACGGCTGGCACCAAGGCGGCGGCCAGAGCAAGCGGGATGAGTCGGCGAATCATTGGAGTTTGTCCTTTCGTCTGAGGTTGAGGAGTTTAGCGTAGCGTATACCTCGGTCACTCGTCAAGTGGGACCAGTTCTCCGTCTACGTCACGATGCCAGATCCCGTTCACATAGACGTACGTCGTGGGGGGCAAGGTCGGACTCGTGATAGCCCAAGAAACGTCCTTCGGAGAGTTCGCGCTGGTGGTGACAGAGTCCGCGGTGTGAAGGGTGAGCGTGGTCGTGGTGGCGGGGGGAACTAGGATGTCGACAATCTCGTTGGCGAGGTCGCGCTGTCCCATCTCGTAAGCAAGGCGGAAGAGGTCGGAGGTGTCGCTGAGCGCCTGAACTTCGGCGCATCGCTGGCGAACCTCATCTTGGGTGCGCGATAACTCGCGAATGTCGTGGAGGTAGTAGTCCTCCGCCCGCTGTCCGATGTCGAGGAGGACGTTCGTGGCCTTGACGTACTCCTCGTGCTTACGACGCAGTGCTTTGGTTTTCTTCGACATGCTGGATCCTTTCGATTGATGGGGTTCTTTAGGGCAGACTACCTACTCGTAAAGGAGTAGTCAAGCGCGAAGTTGACCTTGTTATGTTGTCTGGGTCGTGTGGCTAGTTACGTAATGCCCACAGCGATAGGATTTCCGGATTGCGCACGAGCACTGGGCGTAGAACGTGGGTCCAACGATGCTCAATCGCGCGCGCAGTAACTCCGCGCTCGTCCGCGATCTCCGCTGCCGTCTTCCCCTGCCAGAATCGCGCAAAAATGTACTCGCGATCAGCCGTCGTGAAGTCTCGAACAGCCCTGATGAGGGGACGGAGTGTCTCGCGAGCATCGACTTCGTCTGGGGCATGTGACGAAGTAGGGTCACTAAAGTCAGGAAGAGTTTCAGGATCAAGAAGGGTTGCCGCGTCGGTGGCGTCTTGCTTCCCCTGGTGCCGGGGTTCTCCGGTCATAGGACGACGGCGGACGACGTCCGCGGCTGCACGACGTGCAGCCTTAGTGATGTACGCGTTGGGCCGAGTAGGCTGTGTCACTAGGACACGCCATGCGGCAATAAGTGCCTCTTGCCTTGCGTCGTCATAGAGGTCAGCAGCCCTGTGTGTCTGCTCTCGCGCCATGATGCCAATCAGCGGAAGCAGAGCAGTGAGTTTATCGGCGGTGTCAGGTGCGGTCTCGTTGAGGTCCGGAGGTGGCACGAATGCGGGCGATGTGCTCGCGTCAGTCACTGTCATCTCCTGTCTTAGTCTTCATAACGGCTCGCAGACGACGTCAGTAAGCAGGTGAGGGATGCTCCCGTCAGCAAAGCGGACGATCGTCGATCCGACGTAAAGCAGGTTATCCTCTTCCCAGACCTCGCCGGAGAACGGGCGTCCGGCCCAGAGCGCCGTCAGGGTCTTCCCCGCGGCAATCACGGAGGGGGAGGGGGTATCCAGAGTCAGATCCCCCGGAGTAACGACGACCTCGTACGTACGGTTTAGACCCTGGATGATGACCGACGGAGCCACACTCAAGGTGGGAGAGTTGGAGATGATCCCCAGCAACGATACACGGTCACCGTACTGGAAGGGTCGGTCAACTGACGGCATGATTACTCCTTCTCGCTAGTTTGATCGATGATCTCGACCTCTGAGTAGGTCTCGACCCACACGCGGGCGCCACAAGAAAGTGGGTTCTCTGGACGATACACGAGTTCGCTTGGTCCGTGGATGCGAACCGCGTGCGCGTAATCGTTCGAGTTGTAAGTCTTGACGGTGAGCACGGGTTCGGGCGGGGAGTCGGGGTTCTTTCGGTTCCGCTTGATCGCGTGCTGGTTAACGTGGATGATGGTTCGCTTGCGTCTAGTCATTGTCGCCTCTTCGGTCTAGTAGCCATTGTGCGGCACGGAACGCCAGGATGCTGATAAAGGCTGCGATGAGTAAAAAGCGCACGGGGGCCAGGACGAAGGACATCGACTCAGTGAACTCACTCACGCGTCGTCGTCCAGGGCGGCGCGGATAGCGTCGATCAGTTCATCGTTCGACTCATCGCACAGCGCCCGTACCGCGTCGATGCGGGCACGGTAGGCGTCACGGTCGGCGGTCATCGCTTGCCACTCAGCGTTGCCCCGCTCATCGAGCCACGCCTTAGCGTCGCCGCGTGCCCGCTCAACCTCAGCCCGCAGCGCCTCCACTTCGGCCTCAGTAGAAGCGAAACGGTGCGGGGTGTCGTCGTTCTGACAGTTGAGCGGAGGCGAACCCATCACCCACCCGCAGCGCAGGCACTTCTCGCGGCTGTGGCTGTTCGGTTCCAACCATTCGGGGCGCTTCTCACAGTGAAGGCATCGGCAACCGTCGCCCACTTCGGCGGCGTGGGCGGCAGCCTGAGCGTCGAGAAGGGCGCGGACGTTCGCCACCAGCGCCCTGTTGATAGCCCCAAAGTCGGGGAACGCCGACAGGTCAACGGATAGCGCCTCCATGATCGCTTCGTCGCTCACGTCGGCAGTCGGGAGAACCGCGACCACAGCGCGGGCGAGGTCACCGAGAATCAGCGTCGCCTGTTCGGCGGGGTGCCCGTAGTGGAGTTGCCATTCAAGGAATGTGGGCCGCATCGCCTCAGCGATCCGTTCTTCCAGCGTGGTCATCCCGGACCTCCTACCCCGCGGCGCGCGATAGTGGCGTCGCGAGTGAACCCGGCCAGCGCCAGGGTTGCGTGAACCTGGGCGCGAGTGGAGAACGCGCGGAAGGCGTCGTCATTGGTGGAAGCGAACGCTCGCCCGAGCATCTCCTCGGCTTCTTCGTAGTGCTCTTGGGGTGTCATTTGGTCTCCTTGGGGTAGCCGGGGCAGAGGGCAGGGTATCCGAGATCGCCGACGGGCAAGTACACGCTAGCCCACCACGAATGGGGGAGGTGCGGGATCGGCTTTTTGGCCTTCTTCCCAGACTTCTTCCTAGCCTTAGGACACTTCTTCTCAGGGATCCCGATCATTCGGTGCTCCGAGGATCGAAGATGATGTCGCCGTCGCTGATGTTGCACCAGTTGTCGACAATGGGTGTGGCGTCAGTGGACCGCCAGCACGACCCAGGCCCGCTTATGTGGACGTAAGCCACCCCGTCCTTGACGACGACGCTGCCCACGGGCGGCTCAGCGGGGGCGATGAGGGTGACGCGCTCGGCCTCACCATCGGTCAGCCACGTCGTTGAGATGCCGCCCTCGAAGCGAACCAGCAGCCCCGGCGATGACTCCTCAACGATCCCCGTCGCGGTCACGCGGTCGCCGACGCGCAGCGGGCGGGTCATGCCGACACCGCCATCTGTGCGGAGAGGCGCGCTCGCGAGCCTGCGGCGCTCCCTGCCGATCGGGCCGAGGCAACGTAGACGTCTCGGTTCTTGCGGTACGAACCGCGGGCGTTGGAGGCCTCAGCGTAGAAATCGTTGACCGCAAGGTCACGCGACTGGAGCACCAAGGCGCCGGTCATCGGGCGAGCGTCTGGGGTCTCGGGCGTGCTGACCTCAACCTCGACAGCCTTGGTCGCGGCGGCGGCTTCGCGCATCCGCTCACCGACACGGGAGGCGAAGGACTGGCAGAACGACTTGCGAGCCATCTGAGCAGTCGGCGCGGTGAACTGGCCGTACTTGTAGCCCCAGGGGTCGCGGGTCTCGCGGTAGACCTTCTCGTCGAGGTAGGCCTTGGTGCGGAGGTAAGCGTTGGCGCCCGTGGTCATCTGAACAGCGAGCGACATGTACAGCGCGGTGACCGAGGCGATCTGGCTCGGGAACCCGTACAGGATCACGGCGCTCGAGTCGTAGGTAACGTCGAGGCGCAGGCCGTTGGCCCAGGCGATCTCAGACATGAGACCGACGAGTTGGGGGCGGGAGTTGCGGCCCTTGCTGCCGGTGTGGAGGACGACTCGCTCGCGAACGGGAGTCTCGCGCTTGTGGAGATCGGCGGTGTGCTGACGAGCGATCTCGAGATCGATCTCGTACTGCGTGGCGAGTTCCTGAGCCTTCCGCATGAAGACGGCGGCCTCGGCCTCAGTGGAAGCGTTCTCCGCTTGGTTGAGGATCTTGGCTAGACGGTCGAGCATGATTTGAGTCCCCTTTCGTCGTGGTGTCGTTTGTGCTGATGAACCCAGCGTATGTCATTCCGAAGTGGTTGTCAAGTTACTGACAGCCTCTCGGTAAAGCAGGATCGCCTCAGGTGCCATCATGGTCTCGATGAGAGTATCAAGAGCCTTGATGAAGAGGGCATCGTGGCCGCCCGTGTCGGACAGGTGGTGCGCGAGTTCGTGGAGGACGGTGACCTCAGACATGCCGAATCTGTTGTCAGGCAAGGCAATAGTCGAGGTACTGCGCTCGTAGTGGGCCTTGTTGGGCCCCTTGCGGACGCGAACCTTGACAGGCTTTAGGGATCGAGTGGGGTAGACGTGGCGGATGTGCGGGTGCGCGAGCACGTAGTTGACGTACTTGCGGACGTGCTGGTAATCGCCGAAGCGTCGCTGATCAGGGACGTTGACGGTGCTCCCGAAGACGATCGCGGTGGGGAACTTGTCGCGGTTGTTCAGAGCGTTCTCGAAGATCTGCTCGGCTTGGTAAACAGCGTTGGCGGCGATGCGGACCATGTTGACTCCTCTCTGTTGATTGCGTTGAGAGAACCGTACATGAGTTCCGGATCCTTGTCAAGGCATGTCGGCAGACACTTCCGAGAGATCCCTTACTCCGCTCAAGTAGTCCCGCGTCGAGTGGGGCCAGGTCTTTCCCCCGCAGTCGGTGTAGGCCAGCCATGCCTTGCGCAAGGTAGCCAGGTGCGCCTCCGGGTGGCCCGACCCTGACATGAGCCAAAGCATTGCCTCAGACTCCATCACGTCGAGTGCGACGTTGATGGCTCGAGGGTCTGGAACCTCTGTCGCGCTCATCAGAACTCCTTTCGTTTGGTTGGTGCAGCCACCTTACGGGTGCGGATGGAGTCTGTCAAGTCCCGAAGATTCGGCGGGCCCGAGGGCGTGAGGAGACGATCCACTCCTCCATTGTCAACTCTTTCTTGGAGGAGTTGCAGGGAGTGCAGAGGGTTTGGAGATTGGCGTCGGCGTGGGCTCCGCCTCGGGAGAGGGGGATGATGTGATCCTCGGTGAGGCGGTCGGTAGCGTGGCAGGCTACGCACTCTGAGGCGAGGGTGAAGGTGATGACTTCGTCGACCTGAGCGTTGAGTTTGACGGCGCGACGACGCTGAGTCTTCGAGCGGACCTTATCTGGGTTGGTCTCGCGCCAACGTCGGTTGTTTTCACGAACCCTATTCGGGTTGGCTTCGCGCCAAACGACCATGTCTGCGCGTCTCTTGTCGGAGTTGGTTTCGCGCCAGCGTCGGTTGTTTTCACTGTACTTGTCGGGGTTGGCGTCGTAGTAGCGGCGTGCGCGCTCCCTCTCGCAGTCCTTGCACCTGGAATGGCGACCGTACTTACCAAGGGGCTGCTTGTAGAACTCGGTGAGGGGCTTGAGGAGGTTGCAGCGGGTGCAGACCTGCGACTCTGGTAGGGTGGTGGACATCGGATCCTCCATAGGGATCTGGTCGGTGCGAGGTGCTCGTAACACGCTCGCTCGAAGACCCCCATCCTATCACAGGATTGGGGGTCTTCTTCATGCGACTAGAAGTCCCCAGGCTCTGTCTGGAGCACCTTGATCCCGAGGGATCGGTAGAGACGGACCACTTGGTCGCGGTCGTCGAGCGAGTAGAGGATGTTGTACTTGCCGAAGACAAACTTCTCGAGCATCTCGTGCTTCACGAGGTAGTCGGTCCGCGTCTCGTCCCCAGGCTCGCGCTGGTGGATTTCGTCGAAGGGAGTGTCGTTGTCGTTGAGCCACTTGATGCTGAGATCAATGCAGTCCGCACGCCGTCCGGAGAGGACGATCACCTTGGTACCGGCGGCGTGCTCGTTCTGTACGATTCGGCGGACAGTGACGTCCACCTTATCCGTATCAACTTTCGTGTAGTCGTACGGGGACCTACCGTGCATCCTGGCGATGGTTCCATCCAGGTCAAGCAAGATCGCGTCAGGCAGAGATGGATCATACTCAGGCGGGGAGTAGGGCTTTGAGAGGTGGCGAAGATGGAGTTGGTTGATGATCTTCTTCCCAACAGGGTTGGGCCGAAGAGCGTCCCGCTCAATACAGACGTGGAGCGGTACGTCCCGAAAGTCAACAACCTCCACGTCAGCCTCGACCTGAGCAGCGATGTCGGAGAGGTGATTGAAGGTTTTTTCGTCCAAGTTCGTATCGCTTACTACTACGTCGAGCCCGTTGAGCAGGTTGAGTCGGATGAGCACGTCGCGCGCGTTCATCGTCGCCTTCTCGTTCGTCTTCGACCAGACGCCGTCGTGCAGCATGAGGCGCAGGTCGTCACGGCAGACGATGACGGTGGAGCCCTTGGGGGCTGAGGCGAGGTGCTCGCGGGCCCAGGTGGACTTGCCGGAGGCGGGGAGGCCGCGGGTGATAAAGAGGGTAGGCACTATTGTCCTTTCGTCGTGGTGACGTTGGCGAGGGCGCTGTTCATGCGAGAACCAGACGAGCAATCTGAGTCCCGATCACGGTGACCAGGCCGACGGCGAGGAGCGTCGACCAGAACCAGAAGGAGCCGGAGTAGGAGGGGAAGCGGCTGGGTCGGGTCGTATGGTGGTGAACCTCGAAGCCGTCGATGTTGAGGATCGCGGCCTTACTGACCTGACGGTCGATCCCCCATAGCAAATCCTCGAGGCGCTGAATACTGCCCCTGCCAGTGTAGGACGTCAGTCGTCCCGTGTCATGCGGGTCGTCGCTGTAGCAGAGCGCGTTGGCGGGGTTGACGTAGATGCGGTAACGGGAAGCGAGGTAGGTGGCCTCGTTGCGGATGGCGAGGTGTCGAGGGAACGTGTCGTCCACGATGACCTTGATGCCGGGGAGGTGGGTGGTGTCGGCCCGCGGTGGGATGACCTGGACCTCAGCAACCCAGGTCGGGACGCTGATCTTCGGCGTTGCGGGAGGCAATCCCGAGATGGTCTTCCTGGTCATGTATTTCCTCCTTCATGGTTGAGGTTGGGATGTGTTGAGTTGAGCATGGCATAGCGAGGTGAAGATGTCAAGTGTCGACTACTCTGGGCGACCGTGCTCCGCAATCTCACCAGGAAGGGTCCCGGCAAGGAGCGACGACAGGACGCGGACCAGAGCGTTTGCGATGTCGAGGGAGGGGAGGGGGTGTGTCCCGGCTGCTCCGTAGACGATACGCGGTGTCTCTCCCGTGAACTGCTCAACGCGCCAGATGAGATCGGCCTCGGGCCTCTCGGGGTGGGACGGGTAGCCGGTAGGCGGGATGTCCTCGAAGACCGGGACGTGGGGCTCAACTTCGTAGATCATGCGAGTGGGGATCCTTCCTTGTCGTTGGCGTGGTTCATCCACGAGGTGTAGTGCAGGGAGTAGGAGAGTTTGTCAACTGCTGATCGGTCTGGGGTGTCAGGAAGATCGGACGACCTGATCGCGGCCTCGAGGACGTGCTCGAAGTGGTCCGCAGCCTCAAGGATCTCCTCGTAAGAAACCTCGCCCCTCCGGACGGCACGGATCTGGTCGCGCTCGGTCTCAGGCATCGGGAGTGTGATGACTCCGTGGCGCATGAGTTCGGTCCCCTGGACCGTGAGGCGAAGCATGTGGGCGGCGAACTTCGGATCGAAGCCGTACTTGGCGAAGAGTTCGGGCCGATTGACGCGAGGTGATCGGACTCCGGCTCGAGAGTCGACCATCCGCTCGCGCTGAGATCGGGCGTATCCGAGGTGACGGTATCCCGCCTTCTTGGAGAGGAAGATGTTGCGGTTAGAGAACAGATGAGCGGCGCCTGATCCGTAGAACAGAAATCGGTCGCGAGGTGCGAACAGCGGAGCGAGGATCGAAGGGTTGCCGTCGGATGCGAGACGGAGGTACTTGCGGAGGGAGTAGATGCTGTGATCGATGTCGCCGGGGCGCGATCGGTTGCCCTTGCCAGCGGTGCGGTACTCGAGTCCCTCGAAGGGGGCGATACCGAGGACGTCGGAAGGGGGCATGATCGTGACGGACATCAGGTCGATGTCGGAGTCGGTGGTGGTGTCACTGAGTCCGTAGAGTTCGGAGCCGACACGGCAGGTGAAGATGATGTAGTCGGTGGCCTTCTCGTAGACATCGAGCGGGACGGAGCAGTAGGGGGTCGCGTTCGTGGTCATAGGAACAGCGCCTCGATCTCTGGTCCGTTGATTGTCAACGTGGTGAGACGGACCTCGCCTCTGTCTTCGACGGTGTAGGTGTTCGCGGTGAGTGCGGAGAAGGTTCCGTACCCGCCGGGGGCATTGAGTACGACGGCGATGTGAACACAAGCGACTCGGCGTCCGGCTGGGAGGGTGACGGGGATGTGCACGTCGCGGAAGTCCAGCGAGGCTCCTCCGCGGTAGGTATTGATCTGCATGACATCGACTTCCACAATGGGACTAGCAACGGTGTCGTCCTCGCCAGGTCGGACTTCGACGAGTTGGACATCGGCGGTCGCGGGCGGCGTCATCGGCTGTCCTGGGAGGCGTGATAGTTGGTATGGAGGGGGCGGTCGACGACGAGGGAGCCGCAGGTGCGGCAGAGGAATCCGGGCATCGGGACGGAGTAGGGATTGGGGATGAGTCCCAGAGCCATGACGGCGTCGGGGGCGTAGTACTGGGTGAGGGGGGCGGAGGGCGTCGGGGCGTAGAGCGGGCCGGTGTAGTCCTCGGTGATCTGGATGAGGTCGTCCTTAGCCAGACGAGTAAGGGCGCCCTTGATCCCCTGGGCGGTGTAGGTGTTCAGGTTGTGGGTGAAGGTGAAGAGAGGGAGGGGACGGCCAGAGGCGGCGTAGCGGGTGACGGCGAGGTCGAGCACCTTATCCTTGAGGGTGATGGTGGTCATCAGGCACCGTACCGGCGCTGGAGTTCGGTCAGGCTGGCGATGAGTTCGGCGACCTCGGGAGTGTTGGGCAGGCTCGCGGTGAACGTGACGTGCGTCTGGCGGGGGGCGTTGACCTGGGTCTCGATTGGCGAGGCGGTATGCTCGCGGTTGAGGGAGGGGATGGTATCGGTGACTAGGATGTCGAGAGCGCAATCGAAGGCGCGGTCGCGCAGGTCGCGGTAGTTCTTGAGGCAGCGCTTGTGTACCGCCTTGGGGATCGGGCGGAGATCGAAGCCGATACCGAGATCGGGAGCGAAGTACTCGGAGTCGGCGATGTCGGCGGTGCGGTAGACCTGGCCGTCGCCGTGATCGTAGGAGTTGACGAGGGTCGCGCCGAATACGCCGGAGATCTCGTGGAGGGTGCGGCGGTTGCGGAGGACGAACAGGTACTGGGATGCGACGTCGTAATCGGAGAAGTAGTGGTCGAACGCGAGCACGACGTCGGACGTGGTGGCGTCGTTGGGGAGCGGGGTGGTGGTGTCGTCGAAGACGATGAAGGTATCGGTCTGGGTGTCGTAGAGAACGTCGGAGTAGGACGGAGAGTCGGCGCTGAGCAGTTCGACGAGGTAGTCGTAGAAGAGGTCGAGGAACTCCGAGGCCGCTTGGCGAGCAGTGGAGAGATCGGACAAGGTGTTCAGCGCGGCGGTGACGGTGTCGACCTGCTTGAGGGTGAGGACCTTGTCGAGGAGGTCAGGGGTGTGATGGGTCGCGATGGAGTAGGTCATTGGGTCGTCCTTTCATATGATTAGCGGCAGTCGGTTGGGGGAACGTCGATGACCTCGTCGGGGAGAGTGGAGCCACGGAGGGAGTCGGGCCCGTAATCAGCGGACAGCACGTTGTACTCAATGCGCGCGGAGAGGCAGATCTCAGTGAGGTCCTGGAGACTATTGAGAGCGGGCCCGTCATTCGGGTCGGACCGGAGAATCTCAGTGACCCGCTCGATCTCAACGTCAGTGTCCCGGATCTCGGTGTAGAGGGTCCCGAGAGTGCTCTGGACCTCGGCATTAGTGAGGCGGGTCTCGGACGAGGTGCGGATTAGGTCGATGCTGAGAACGCCATAGAGCACGCTGGCAATAAGAGACATCGAGAAGATGGAGAGCAGGGCCAGAGAGCGGAAGTCGCGGGGCTCGGACATGTGGGGATCCTTTCTTTAGAGGACAGTCTGACGGCAGACTAGCGGGGAGGCGTGGGCCTGTCAACTAGATCTCGAGCCAGGTGGATTCGATCTCGCGGGCGCAGGAGTCAGCGCAGGCGACGACGGTCTTGGTCATGGTGTCGTCGGTGAAGACGGCCTCAAGGAACTTGCCGGACTGCCCGCAGTGGTCGCAGGGCACCAGCCAGGTCAGGGACTTATCGAGGTCGTGCGGCTTGGGAACGGTGGCCGGAACTCCGGTGTGCTTGGCGGCGGTGTGCTCCCGCTGGCGGAGCGCGTTGGTCTCGAAGATGGAGACGAGAGCGGCCTGGAGGGGAGGGAGGGGGAGCGTGGTGATCCGCTTGCTGATGGATCCGTCTGAGCGGAACTTCGGGTGATAGCGGCGGAACTTGTTGCCGTAGTGCTTGACGGCCAGGACGGGACGGAATCCTGGGCAGATGCAGGCGGGGGTCGCCCGACCGAGCGGGGAGGCCTTGTCTTCCTTGCGAACGTGGACGAAGCAGCCGCACATCTCCTCGCCGCCGCCGCCCTCTTCGAGGGGTGCCGCGAGCCAGGTGAAGGTGTTCTCCTCGGGAGAGTCGGAGTGGAACTCGCGGGAGTGTCCACAGAGGCAGATGATGCTCGTTGTGAGGCGAGTGTGGTAGTCGGAAATAGTGATGTTTCGTCTTTCAATGTAGGACTGGATAGCAATGCTCGCGGCATCGGTTCCGTAGGGCTCAGTCATGGTTTCTCCTTGGGTCCGGGAATGTTGGTAGGAGCGTAGCACAGGTTGGATCTAGGAGCAAACTCAGGAGTCTGACTAGCGCGCGGTTCCGGAATAGGAGCAGTTAGAGCCATGTAGGAGGCCGAGAGAGCCGATTCTACCGTACGAGAAACTGATGTATCGGAGGGAGTCGCCCGTATTGTCCCTGATGTCCGAATCTAAGTTTGTGAATAGCCAAATAGGAAAATGTTTGTTCAGTAGTAGTGTGTTCCGCACTTCTCACACGGTTACGCCTCGCTGAAACTACCCTCTCTAAGTATAACTCCAAATATACAGAAAAGCAAGACCGTATGAATAGTCCGGAACACACTACTACTTTTCCTACATGATCCTAGAATCAAACATTTTCGAGCCCCTCGATCTGCCCGTTTGACAGCCGTCGCCAGACCTGCTAGGTTCCCGCCATGATCACCACTCAACCGACATCCCCGTGGACAAAAAACGACACCGTGATGATCGCCGTCACCGTCATCGGGGTGCTCGTCCCCTTCCTCCTCGGGATGCTTCTGGCCCGCGGGATGCTCGGCTCGTACCACGATGGCTACTGCGCTGCTCTGAACTCCGAAGTCCTCGACGGAGGACGCGGCGGCACACCTGCCTGCGTCGACCCTGATGGCCGAGTCACGATACTCCCCTGATGACCACCCCGATCTCCCGTTACCCCCTCCGGAGCCCCTGTGCGCTCTCTGAGCGCCTTGACCGGCTCATTCACGTTCAACTACCCCACTTCATCCACCCAATCGCTCCACGGACCGCACAGCGCCTCCAACGCACCTCACCACGCTGGGGCTGGCGAGTGCGCTAGGATTTCACCATGAGCAACGAGGAGGAACCGGACGCGCTCGACGCAGCCTTGGCTGACTTCGAGGAGATTGTCGTGACCCGTGAAGAGGCGGGCAAGATGGCCGAGCGCTTAGGCAGAGGACTCGAGGTCTACCTCGAGCATCACCCCTCCCTGGTCGGGGTCATCGGTTTGACACGGGACACGATCACCGGTATGCTGGAATCGGCTGGCGCCATCTCCTCGCTTATTCCTGCGATCAGGTACTTGATCACCGACGAGGACATGACCGTCCTGGACCACGCCGCCCTGTCTTCCCTGATCGAGATGGTTGCCGAGCAGCGCGAACTTCTTCACGCGATCACCGACTCCCTCGATGTGGTCGACGAGATCAACCACGCCCACAAACCAGAACTACTCGGCCTCAAGGAGACCGAGTAGCCTGGTAGTGCGTGAACGTGAGTTAGACCAGCAGCCCCTTCACCGCTGCCTCGTGCTCAGCCCAATTGATCACCGCTCGCCAAGATCCAGCGAGACTCAGGATCGCACCGGTACCCGGAAGGTCCCCGCCCTTCTCCCTCCGCCACCGGTCGTAGGCGGCCATCGATGACTCACCCGTCGCGGCGAACTCGATCATGGTGTCCTCGATGTCCTCCTGGCTCCACCGGTTCCGTCGGCTTACCTGCCTGACCGGGATCCCAGCCAGTTCCATGGCATCCGACCAGGACCCGAACCGCGATACGAGCGCGTTTGCCCCGGGCCATTGGGGATTGCTTTTCCGGAGCGCGGTGTAGGGATCGACCGATAGGTACCTCGCACCCCTGGTCTCAAGGATCGCCCACGCCTCCTGAACCGCTGCCAGCATCTCGTCATCGGTGTACTTTCGCCACGTCACCGTCGGCAACTTGGGGAGCGTCCGATCCGTCATCCCGAGCGACCGCAGGTGCCGGTCGAGCGTTGGAGCGGAGATCTCGAGCGCGTCGCAGGCGTCCTGGACGTAGAACCGCTTGTGCTCATCGGCGTACGCCCGGACCCGCTTGCGTAGGGCGACCGCTTCTCGAGTGAGCGCGTGGTTCGGCACGGGGAGCGTCCCGGCCTCGTACTCCTGGAGGAGGATGTTGCAGATGGTCATCCGCCCGACTCCGGTGTGCTTTTGGATCCGCGCGTTCGACTCACCGCTGCGTGCGAGGGTGACGATCGTGTTCCTCATGGTCTGGTTCATCTGTGTTCCTTTCTCGTACGAATAGACTGGTAGATGTCGATCACGCCTTGCACTGCTGCGTCAGGCTTGACAGATACGTCGATGTGTGCATCGAAGTGGTTGTTGTACGCCTCATGGATGCTCATCACGATCCCACCCTTGTGGCGGAATCTGGTCAGCGCCATCTCGGTGTAGATGGACTGCGACTCGCGGACGAGTTCCCAGTCCGTCGCGACGATCAGGAGTCTGACCCCCGGCGCGTTCTCGAGATCGATCGCGGTGGTGACCGCTTCCCACGCCTCGTAGAAGTTCTCGAACGACCCGTCGGCCGGGTAGTGGTTGACCACCTGATCCTTGTGTGAGTAAGAATCTTCGATGAGCCGACCTGTCGAGGACATGGAGGCGACCGCGACCTTACCGTCCACGTCGCGTACCGCTCCGGCCAGGGCCCACCCCAGCGAAGTCGTCGTCTCCGACAGCGCCGTCATGGATCCGGACTGATCGATGATCACCCCTACCGAGATCGGGACCATCGGGTCAGCCCGCCGGTCCACCCGTCGGAACGGGGAGACCGATGCTCCGAGGAACGGGTCGATCTCGTTGAGCGCGTCGCGCTGCATGGCACGAGCGCCCGACAGCCTTCCGGGTGGGGCAGTCTCCCACCCCTCGGTTCGAGCGATGTCCGGATAGTTCAGATGGACAAGCGCCTCGCGCAACCTCGTCCGAAGCGCCCAGTCCCCACCCGTCGGAGGTCGCTCTTCCGCGGGTGGATCTCGTTTCAGGGAGATCGCGTAGTCCATCGATGCTTCGAGCGCAACTTCCTCGAACGCCTGCTCCACCGCTTCGGCCTTCGCTGCTTCCTCGGCACCCATCTGCTCGATGGTCGCCTTCGCGACGGCTTTCCGTAGCCGCTCCATCTCTGCGGCTTCCGGATCGAGTTGATCGAGGATCGCGCACCAGCGTTCCATCAACCGCTGGAAGATCTCGCCTTGCCGCTCGAACGGCCTGCCAGGGAGGATGTCCGCCTCCGCGATAATGCCCCGAAGTTCTTCCGTGTGCTCATCCCCGAGGATCGCTCGAGCAGCGAGCGCGGACTCCGTCTCGATCCCGAGACGGTAGAAGTGCTGGGTCGCGAACGTGAGCACATACTCAGCGTTGTCCACCCCTTCCTCCGTGATGGTCTCGAGGTTAGTCACGTGAGCAAGCAGCGTCAGCATCCGCTCCGACGTCTCGTTCGTCGTCCCGCGGAACGCGACCCCCTGGTCTTCGTGGACTCCGCGTGACTGCATCTCCGCAACCCCTGCCGAATCCGCGACGACCTCGTTCAGGACGGTGTTGGCTGTCTGGCTCTTCGGATGATCAATGGTTGCCATGAGGACGGTGCTCGGGGTGAGCAGGTGTCCGACCTCGTGCCAGAAGGCAGCGATGACCGATGGCGCGAAGTCCACAAGACCTTGCTTTGGATTGATGTCCGTGGCGACCGCGAACACGGGGATCAGCGCATCCTTACCCTCGAGCGCGTGCCCGTTGATGAAGATCGACATGTGGTCCGTATCACAACAGGCGAGCCCACCTGAGGGGTTCTCAACGAATCCCACCCGTCCACCAGGGCACGGACCAGCGCTGAGTGTGTACGTGAGGATCTGAGCAGCGCTCGCCCATCCTCGCTGCGGCTTCCACCACTGTGCTACCTTCTCGTGGACCAAGTGGTTGATTGTCACAGAGACAACACCTCGCCGTCAAGTCCTGCGCCAGCCTGGAGCGCGAGCGTCACCTGCGCAACCGAGTGCGAGGGAGCCATACCGATCAGCGCGTTGGCAGCGAACTGCTTGCCGAAGACCTCTTCGATCTTCGTACAAGCAAGCAACTCGCGTGTCTGCGGAGCCCAGGCGATCTCACCCCTCGTCCTTAGTCCTACGATCTGGTCAGCGACATCCACAAGCCACCCGCGCACACCGATCTGCTCGAGCATGTCGTAGTCGGTCGTGACCTTGAGCGCGAACGAGAGTCGCGAGATGAGAGCCTCGGACATGCGTACGCCGAGTGCGTTCGGGTTACCGGCGAACACCAGCGCGAATCCCTCAGCAGCGAAGACCGGCGGCATAGTCGGGTTCTGCTGAACCTCGATCACCCCTCGCCCGTCGAGCAGCGGGTTGATGATCGAGATCACCCGTGCGTCGATCAGCCCGACCTCGTCGATGAACATCACGTGACCGTTCTTCATCGCACGAAGAAGCGGGCCGTCGACCCACTCGTAGTGATCGCCGACCTGCACCCAGGATCCAACGAAGGCCGCGGAGTCGGTGTCTGCATCGCCGACCAGCGTCTCGAGCCGCTCGCCGAACGCGGCCTCGATGAGCGCGGTCTTGCCGGTGCCCGGGTCGCCGTACAGGTACGGAACCAGACCAGCGGTCACCGCTTCGCGCAGCGACTCGACGTCATCCGAGCCGTTGAACTTGCGTGAGTAATAGACCTCACCGTTCGGGCGGATGTACTTTCCGGGGACCCACGTTTCGACGGGTCGAACCGGGTCAACTGCGACTGGAGTCACGGGATCTTTCTCCTTCCAGATGGTGGTGTACGGGGTGAGGGGCGCGGCGTCAAGCGGACCGCTCGGGGTTTTGTCTGCGATCTTCTTGATCTGCTCGAGCGCGTAGCGATCCTCTCGCCCGAGGCTCCCACCCTTCTCAAGGATGTCGACCAGGCGATCAGGAACTTGGTCGATGATCACCCATCGGCGCGGCGCGACCTCAGCGTCGTCCAGCGTGGTCGGCGTGTGTCTGATGATCGCGAAGTCCAGCGAGCGCAGCGAGCACGTGCGGTCGGGCAGGCGGTAGTACAACCCGTGCTTCCCGCTTCCGGGGGCGAAGGCGTAGGCGCTAGGCAAAGGGTGCCTCCACGCGGAACGTCGCGCCGCATCTACACTTCCACACATCTCCGGATGTGTCAATGAGTTCGTTCTCGGTGTACCCGGCGAGGTCATTCTCCGACGTGCGCCCGGTGCTGTCCTCGAACACCTCAGTGCTGACCTGTCGTGCTTCTTCGAGCAGGCCGCCCGAGTAGAAGATCTGGTGGTTGGTCAGCCGCGCGCTGATGACCTCACCGTCGAACGTGATCTGCCCAGGGACGATCTGTTCTTCCACCCCTGCGCAGATGAGGTAGGCCGACGCGTTGTCGTACAGGAAGGCCTCATCATCTAGTGTGAAGAAGGCGGGGTCCGAGTAGTTGCCGCGCACGTCCCCGCCGCGGTGGATTTGGAGGAAGACGAGATCCTGTCCAAGGACGTCTTCGATGTAGAGTCCGTCCGGGTAGCCCTCGACCGCCGGTCCCTCGAAGTTGACGACACCGTGGTAGTACTCATTCCGCAGCACATGGTATTGCAGCGTGGCCGACAGGAAGTCCTCACCGTTGTAGGTGTTCGCCCCCTGGACGCTGACGTTCCCCGAGAAGCATGTGGTCACGAACGCTTCGAGCGCGTCGCTCGCGTAGTCGTTGCGCGCGTGTTCGTACGACCAAGCGGCGAAGTAGTCGTTGAGTTGTTCGTGCGCGCTGAGTCGGTTGACGATGAAGTGGAACGCGTCGAGGACAGGGCCGCCCCAGTAGCCAAGCGTGGCAGAGTCTGCCTCCTTGGCTTCGCTGACGGGCACACCCATCATATCGGCGACGAGGATCTCGGTCGTGGTAGCCATGATGCTCCTTTCGTGAAGTTGCGTGCTGACTGAATGAACCTACCGCGACCAGTTGCGTTTGTCAAATCACCCCTGGCCGGGTGCGTGAACGTGAGTTCGGAGAGTACGGTTAGACGGGCCAAACGTATTCGGCGGTAACAGGATCACCAGCATCGGGGAACACGTAGAACGTCGGGTCTTTACGCATCAGGTTCATCCGATGACTCCTGTGGAGATCTTCACGACCCAGCCACTCTGGGTAGTCGGATACGCTCTTCGGAGTCATGTCTTCGGTCTTCTGTAGGCAGGTGTCCTTGTATCCCCGCGAGGTCCACTCCTCGCAAATGGCTCGCTGGTACTCCAAGAGCCAGTCCTCATGCCCGCGCCACATACGTACCGCAGGGTGATTGGACCAACCCTTCGAGAGGCCGAGCAGAGCCTTCATAATTTGTAAGTTCTCAACACGTTGTTTTCCTAAACGCTGTCTGTCCAGCGATGAAGCAGAGGCCTGAAAGGACTCATACGGAAGAAAGGTTTGCATCGGTCCTCCTCGTTGATGTTGTGTGGTGTTCGTGCGAGCCACCCATCGGCTTGGCTGTCTCACTCATGCGCTGACCTTCCCCACCCATGAGCACTCCTCGGCGGTGCGCTTCCACGAACCGCTGTCGAGTGCGCCGCTCAACTCCTCGGCGATCAGGATGGCGTACGCGCGGAGCACGTCCGTCTCCGCGTCCTCGCGTACGTACGTACAGTACGACGAATCTTGCGGCATCGCCCAGGGATCGTCCTCGACATCGGACGACTCAAAGTCGATCACGCTTGATGGTACGAGTTGGGTGTTGACGTATGCGTCAAAGCGCATGAGTGGCATGTCGTTCGGGTCCTCCGGGTCGTAGTCTCCCGACAGTCCTTCACCGATGTAGATCCACTCGACCTTCACCCGTCCGTCGGCGCTGACCTCTTCGATGCTCATACCGTCACCTCCATCTCGGCAGCGGTGAGGATGGACTCGAACGAGGTCCGCACGTTCTCGCCGAAGATGACAGCGTCGGTCGCGCCGTCCGCCTTCGCCGTGACGTATCCCTGATAGATCAGGTAAGCATCACCGTTCGAGGTACAGTCTCCGTACCAGGAGTCCGACCCGTCGGACATGGTGAGCGCGCCAGGGAACTCGTAGCGCGGGTCTTCCCACGCGTGGTAGGCGATCACCTCGCCGCGGTCGCGGGCGATGGTGTAAGCCTGCTCGATGATCTGGTCGGTGCTCCCGAGGTACGCATCCTCGCACGCGTACTGAACGATGCGTCCCTGGACTGAGAGTTCACTCGGCAGCCATTCCTGGCTGAGGTGGTCACCGATGAGCACCGCTGTCTCGATCGACTGAGCGACGATGCGCCCCTGGTGGTAAGTCCTGTCTCCCATGATGTGTCCTTTCGGTAGATGGTGGTGACTGACAGGGATGAGGCTACACGCCTCACCCCTGCCCGTCAAGTCAGGCCCAGGAGAGTTCTTCCAGGCGGTCGCGCACGAGCGTCTCGCGCTCCATGTGCGCCTCGTAGTAGGCTTCGAGTGCGGCCTCGTCCACGTTGCCGTCGTCATCGGCCTCGGGGTACTCGGCCCTCGGGATGAGACTCTCGGAGTCGAGGTCGACCACGATTCGTTCGTCGGCGCTGATGATCGCGTACCCGACGAAATTGTCGCCCTCGTCGATGTAAGTCGCATGAACAACGAGATCGGGGTAGGCCGCAACGAGCGCGTCGAAGTACGGGATCGCGGGAGACCACGCGGTGCTCCACGAGAGGGAGTAGACCACCGACCCGTCGGGTCGAGGATCCTTGATCGCCGACTCGACACATTCGAGCAGGTCGGAGGGACCGGCATCCTCGCCGAACCCGCTGCCGGTGTTGACGTCGGAGACGTCCCACTTGGTGCCCCAGAGTTCGACCGACCGGTCGTACCAGTTGTGGGCAAAGTCGTCGGGCACGCCGGTCAGCGCGCCGAACGTGAACTGACCCACACCCTCGGTGCGCGCACCCGTGTAACCCAGGTGGCGTGCGGAGGCGAGTTGCGGGTCGCCTTCCTTGATGACGTACCCTTCGAGGCTCTTCTTCGCCCAGGCGCGGAGTGAGTCCGCGGGGCCGCTGATGCTCACGTTTGTCTCTACCCAGTTCGGCATGGTGTGTCCTTTCGGTTGATGGTGGCTGACGGGATGAGTCTACGCTCTCACCCCTGCGTTGTCAAGCGGGGTGCGTGAACGTGAGTTAGTTGTCGAAGGCGAACTCGATCCAGAACGGGCCGTCGTGCTCTTTGATCCAGTCCGGACAGGCGGGGTCGTAGTCGAACCACCGCTCGTAGCGGAAGGCGTCGGCAGGGTCGCCGTACCCTTCGAGCAACGCGTCGAGATCGGAGGGTGTCCAGATGGCCGGACCCTTCGGGTCGATCTCGACACCATAATCGTCGACCCACTCCTCGGCGTGAAAGCGCACCGCGCGGAAGGCGCTCATGCCGTCACCCCCAGCGCCTTGTCCACGCGAGTAGCGAGGTTCTCGATCACCCGTGGCAGGATGAGTTCGATCGGCTCGTCGCGGTGGTTGTCGATGGCCTCTCCTGCGGCGTACCACGCCTTCCAGAGTTCGTGGCGCAGCGTCTCCTCCGCGGTGGGCGTCGGCGGCGTGAGGTCGAGCGGGTCGCGTAGGCGGGGGTCGAAGTCTCGTCCCTCTCCGCGCGGTGCCACGAACTCGTCGGACTCGTACACGCATGTCTCGGACGGCTGCCATGCGCCCTCACCGCTGAGGATCTTCGCGGCGTGGTAGCCGTGGTGGACCTTGCCGGTCGCGTCGACTCGGTAGAGGTCGTACTGCCTCCACTCGCCGATCAGCGCGATCGGCTGGAACTCGTGGCTCTCGGTCACAACGCATCGGACGTACTCGCCGAACCCGTTGTGGTAGTGGTACACATCCCCAGGCGTGAGGTTCTCGAAGAAGTCTTCGCGGCGGTTGTCTAGGCTCGTGAGGACGGCCGAGAGCGCGAGGCGGCTCTTGATGGTGTCGACGAGGAAGACATCTTCCTGTCCGGCGTACTCACCTGGATAGGTGACGCCGCCGATCTCGAACGGCTCGTCGACCACGACGGCGTAGGCGGTGTCGCCCTTGACGGAGGTGACTTCCCACAAGGCCGAACAGTCGGCGATGACGCTGCGGAACTGCGTTCCCTTGCGAACCTTGACTGACATGATGATCCCTTCGCTTGGTGGTTGCTGACATGACAGACACTATGCGAGTTCCGCGAATCTGTCAAACGGGGAGGGGAGGGGGTGCGTGAACGTGAGTTCGACTAGCCTTCCGTTCGATCGACAGGGCAAGGTAAAGTCACCTTCGAGTCGCAGACGACGCAGTAGCCGATGAGGGACCACGACGCGATGTCGTAGTCGTCGAACGACACCAGAGCCTTGAACACCCCCGACCCGCACACACACTCGTGTGTGGGGCCGAGGGCGCTCAGGTCCAGCGCCGTGAGGTCAGCACTCACGGTACAGGTACTCGACGTCGTTGATGACGACCCACGAGTAGTCTTGGCGCAGGCTCTCTGCTGCGGCCTTCCAGTCGATGTGGTTGTTGGGCCACGAGGCCGTGTCGCTGATCGCTCCGACCGACTCCGCGAGTTCGCGCGCGTAGTTCTCGAACTCATCTTCGGGGCAGAGTTCGGCGTCGGTACCGATCTCACTCAGCGCCTCGATGAGTCCGCGCGCGGCGTCGAGGTCCAGGAACTCCACAGAGTCGAGGTCGACCATGGGGTTGTCGGGGTCCTGGATGCCGTAGGTTCCGGCGAGTTCGGTGATGATGTCGTCGGTGTGACGGAAAGTCTGAGCCATGATCTTCTCCTTCGGTCGGTTGGTTCTTGCTGACAGGTGTAACGCTACCCCTGATGCTTGGGGCTGTCAAGCCAGGTGCGTGAACGTGAGTTAGTCGCGTAGTTCGATGTCGTCCAGCGCGTCCTCCAACAGCGTCGCCCAGGCACCAGACGACGTGTGGAGTTCGTGGCTGAACCCGTAGTCTTGGAGGCGGCAGAGGAGGTCGTCGATGAACGCGCGAACCGGCGTCGTGCCGAGCATTCCGCAGATGTCGGTTTCGGTCAACTCATCGGCTCTCACCCCTGCCTCGACGATCGCGGTGAGGACGTAAATGTCGTCCATCAGTCATCCTCCTCGTCGGAGGCGAACTGCCGGATGAGGCTGGTGAACCCCTCGTTGGGGTCCTCCTTGTTCGTACGAACGGAGTTGATGAAGCGGAGCCCGCACGAGGCGTCGTACCACTCGTGGAGTTGCGCGAGCGCCGCGCGTTGGAGGGAGGCGTCCGACCGATCGGGGTTGCCTGCGTCCAGGTGCGAGATGGGGATGAGCGGGTCGTACTCGTACTCACGCATCTGCGCCATCTGCTCCTCGTCCATGAGGATGTAGATCTTGTGGCAGGTGTCCCAGGCGATGCCCTTAGCCTCGGTGAGTTCGGCCTCGACCTCGGCCCACCCGTCGGCGAGTTCTTGGGCACTCATGCGAGCACCCCCTTGGCGATGTCGGCGCGGTACACGGCCTTGGCCCAAGGCAGCCCCTTGTCCTGGCTATCCTGAACGATCATCAGCCACTGGACATCGTCCTCGGTCAAGCCCTCGACCACGATGCGCGGCTCGTCGTCGTTGGTGTCCTCGGGGGTGACAACCGACGCGACGCTTCCCCAGGAATCCAGGTCGGCAGAGCGGAGCACGCTCATCATCACGCCGCACTTGGACAGGGCGCGTCCGACGATACACTGCTCGACGCCGAGGTCGGAGTAGAGACATCCGCCGACATCCTCGAAGGACATGATGTAGTCCTCGGAAGATGGGTTGAGGTCCGTCTTGGTGTAGACATGGTTGGGATCTGCCTCTGCGAACTCGCGCACGGCGGCGATCAGTTCGTCTCGCTGGATCGTGGGCATGGTCGTCCTTTCGGTCGGGGGTTGCTGACAGAGGTAACACTACTCTCTTGGCGCAGGATGTCAAGTGAGGTCGAACAGGTCAGGTGCGTGAACGTGAGTTAGAGGAAGATCTTGCTCGTCAGTTGCCACGCCATTCCCAGGCAGGCGAGCACGGTGATCACATAGAGTGTGGCCTCGATGACCGTCATCCGCTCGTGGGCAGGGCAGTAGTCCACCCACTTGTCGGTTCGCGTGAACTCGTCGCCGCACTCGGCGCACCGCTGAGTCATCGGATCTTCACCTCGTTCTTCGTCTCGATCCACACCCGTGCCCCACAGGACAGAGGGTTGTCGGGTCGGTAGACGATGGTGGCAACGACGTTGCCTGCCTCGTCCAGGATGTCGGCCTCGGTCGCCGCACGGTTGTCCTTGTAGGTCTTGACCGTAAGCGGCGCATCCTCGCGCGCTCGGATCTTGTGCTGGTTCACATGAATAATGGTCTTCACGGCTGAACCCCAGGGAAGATACCGAGCGCGTAGAGGATCTCGTCGGGAAGGTTCAGGACCGCGTTTACTTGGTCCCACGCATCGAACGGGGAGTCGCCCCAGGACGTACCTCCGGCGACGTAGAACACCCGTTCGCTCCCGTCGATCGCGAAGTCGATGGTGTAACGATCTCCGTCGGCCCACCCGTTGATCTCGAGGATGCCCGCGACGATGAAGTCTCGAGCCTCCGTCAGGTCATCGAGCATGTCCCCGAAGGGGTCCGCATCCGCGTGGTCGATGACCGTGTTGATCTGATCATCGGACAACAGGTTGATCCAGTACTTGGCGCGCTCACGCTCGCTCGCCTTGTTCGGGTCAACAGTGACACCCATCGCGATCAGGTCGGCGCCCATCAGAGCACCACCCCAGCCAGAGCCTCGGAGACAAACTCGCGGATCGCGTCGCCGGAGTAGAAGCCTCCGCACGCCTCGTCGATGCCAGCGCCTTCGACGGAGACTTGGTAGACCTCCCCGTTCAGGTACTGCGCGTACTCCGAGAGTTCGGCCTCGACCTCCTCGATCTCGGTGCCAGGGAACGCGAAGGCAACGCCCGCGCGTCCGGAGTCGAAGCCGAGGTGCGGGTTGGGGATCGGGGAGGTGCTCAGAGCGACGTTGCCATGTGTGTAGTGGTACACGGGCAGGGCGTACGCTCCGGCGGGCAGCGTCTCAAGGACAGCCGCCTCGAATGAGTCGGTGGTGTCGTGGTCGCTGAACAGGACCTCCGTTTCGTTGATCCCGCGGTTGCCTCCCAGGAACAGGGCGCAAGCGCTGCGCCACTCGCGCGGGGAGTCCGCGTACTCGTCGGCCTCGATCTCGATAGTGATGGTGGTCACGGTTTTGTCCTTTCGTGGGGAGTTGCTGACAGGGATGACACTACCTTATCCTGGCAGGGTGTCAAGTAGGTGTGTGGGACAGGTGCGTGAACGTGAGTTCAGACCACCTCTAGGGTGTAGGGGAAGCCGAGGTCCTCGTCGAAGCCGAGCCTCTCCGCAATGACCTGCCGAGCCTGTCGCTCCTCGCACCCATGTACGCGCACGACGAACGTGTGCGTTCCCTTTGGCTGAATAGGCAGGGTGAGGCTCATCGTCTCGCGCGTCTCATCGTCGTAGGTCCAGAGGGCGCCAGGTTCGTCGCGGCAAACCTCCGTCTCCCACTCGCCGTCGGCGTAGCGGTAGTTCAGCAGCAGGCCGACAGGGGGTCCCTGGTCAGGGACAGGGACGCGCCTCATGCGCACACCTCCGCGGCGAAGTCGTCGGGGTGGGGGTACAGGCCAAAGCGCGCCTCGAACGCCTGCGCCGCGTAGTCCTCCGCGTCGGAGTCATCCAGGGACTCGAGCGGGTCCAGGCCGATCAGGTCGCGGTCGGCGTTGATCTCGTCGAGCGAGACTGTGACTGTGGCTATGAAGTTCACGATGCGTTCAGTGCTCATTGGGATGTCCTCTCAGTCTGGGGTTGCTGACAAGGGCAACACTAGCCGAGTATCGAGAGTCTGTCAAGTGGGCGGACCGTCGGGCTAACTCACGTTCACGCACCGCGCCGGTTCCGGACGGAGCCTAGCGCGCGATAGCCCCCAACCGGAGGGAGGAACCGGCGGGGGCTATCGGCGTGCTCTCCGGAGTCAGCGGCCGGAGGCTCACCCGTCTCCCCGCCTTTCGGCGGGGAGCGGGGAGAGTGGTCAGGCGGGGAGCAACAGGCGCCCTGCCTTCTCGGTGAGGGAGTCACCCTTGAGGCGCGACTCCATCTGGCGGAGGCCACGGTCGGCGCCACGCACCGGACGGACCCACTGGTCGTACTCGCTCACCGCGTTGAGTGCGGCCCAGCGGGTGCCACCGATGTTCGCGTTGGTCGGACCAGCGAACAGGCTCACCAGGTTGTCACGCGTGTCCAGGCGGCTCAGGGTGATCCGCTCGGTCGCTTCTTCGCTGATCGGGACCAGCACCTCGGTGAACGCCCTGAAGTCCGCGAGGTCCATCGGGATCGCCGCGAGTTCGGCGGCCTCGGCGGAGAGTTCCGTCGTGGCGCGCACCGCGAGGTTCAGCGCCGTACGCACGCGCTCACCCGTCACCTTGAGGTTCTTGGTGTGGCGGAACGAAATGGTGTAGGCGTTGTTCCGGCGAATGCTCTTGATCTGGTTCGTACACCTGAGCCGGAGGCCGGTCACCGACACGTGGAACGCGCCGGACCCGTCGTGCGAGTTCTCCGCGAAGACGAAGACGTCCGACTGATCGTCGCCGACGGTGAACCCCTCGGGGAGGCGCATCGCGACGAAGACCGTCCCGTTGTTTCGGTACGCTCCGGCGGCCTCAAACGACGCGCCTGCGCCGTCCACGATGCCGTCGAGCAGGGCGATCATCTCGTGGTTCTGAACCGGAACGTAGTCCGGACCCGTCACGCCGATCACATCGAGCGGGGTGCCTGCGGCGCTGGTGCGAACGATGCCGACCTTCGGTACGTCCAGGGTGGTCACGCCGTCGGTGCCGAGCACTGTGGCCGTGAGGGCTTCCTTGCTGACGGTCCAGTCGAGTCCCGCCTGCGTGATGATGTCGGCGGCGCGAAGGCCGTCCTTCTCGGGCGTGGCGATCCATGAGCCGACTGAGGCCCAGGCCGCGTGCCGTTCGATCGTGGTGGTCATCTGCGTGTCCTTCCGTTGGTTGGTTGTGCTGACAAGGACCAACTTACAGGCCGTTGTTCATCCTGTCAAGTCGCGTGTTCAGGTGAGTTGGGGGAAGGTGCGTGAACGTGAGTTAGGTCGAGAGGTGCCGGTCGCGCTGGTCGAGGTCGGCGGTCGAGAGGACGACAGGACCAACCTCGTCGATCGCGTAGTCGAGGACTCGGACGGGGATGCGGTGGCGCGCGAACTCGTCCCCGTCGAGGTCGAACTCCCCGTTCTCGGAGTAGTCCCAGGCTTCGGCGGTGAGTCCCTCGCCCATGATTACGTCGATGCTCATGCCGTCCCCCACAGGCAACTCCACCCCTCGCACGATGATCCTCATGCCTTGCTCCCTTCGTAGTTGTCGATCAGGCCGTCGAGCCTCGTGCGGGCGTTCTCCAAGGCGGCGATGTACGCACGCGCGGCGACCACCCCTGTCGCATCGACGTCGAAGGTCAGGTCCTTCCAGTCGAGGAAGATGCCGAAGTAGAGGCCGCCGTCCTCCACACGCATCCGCGTGAACTGGTAACCGACCGTGAGGCCGTCACCATCACTCAGGGCGTCGAGGGAGTAGTCTCCCGACTCCCACCCAGGGGCGGCAGGGTACGGACGCGAACCCTCAGGGGTCCACTCGTACTCGAACCCTTGGAGCGTGCGGAGCATCTGCTCGGCCTCGCTCCCGGTGTTGTGTCCGATGTACCCATCGAGCGATACCCACTCGTCCGCAAGCGCGGCGGTGGCTCCGTCGATCCAGTCCTGATACGCGGTCATGCCGCTCTCCCTTCGGTTAGTTGCTGATGTGGTGGAGTCTGCCCGAAACGGGGGCGGCTGTCAAGCGGGCCGCCACCCGTCCGGTGCGTGAACGTGAGTTAGGCTCACCCCTCGGGGGTTAGCATGATGCCCACCCCGTAAAGATCCACCCCTCGGGCGTGTGGATGCCGACCGCCGGACCCCACTTGTCGTTGTACGTCTTGACGATGCGGTCCCACTCGGCGGGTGCCCACTCGGGCCGCACCGCTGGGATGATCCCCCAGGTGCCTTCCGCGTCGCGTGCGTGAACGTCGAATGAGTTGCTGAGGGCATCAAGCGCGTCGTCCACAGTCACACCCGTAGGTAGCGTGAACGGCACCGCTGAACCCTTCTCCGCGATGCTGCCGGTGTAGCCTGCGTGTCCGAAGTCGTAGCACGCTTCATCGTGCGCGGTGCTGAACGCCTCTTGGAGCGTGCCGGTGTAGGCACCCGTCGTAAACTGATCGGCTCCCATGTGCTTCATCCCTTCCGTAGTGGTCGATTACAGGCGAGGCAGGATCCCTCGGATCCCATCGCGTCCCCGTGCGTCTCACAGGTGCCCTTCTCCCAGGCTGCGCCACGGGCGAGGAGCATGGTCCCCAGGTCCGCGATGCCTTCCCATCCGGCGGCGCGGTAGACGTACGGGCCGACAGTCGTGAGCCGGTCGCCACGCTTGTAGAGCATGGCTCCCGTAGCGGCGACCTGTGCTGAGGATCGTGCGGCCATGATGCTTCCCTTCGGTTGGTGGTTGCTGACAGGACTAATCCTGCCTGAGGTTGGGCGGCGTGTCAAGCGGGTCGCGTTCAGCCGGAGTGCGTGAACGTGAGTTAGTCCTCTGTCTTGCGGGTGAACGTGGCGAGGGTCGCGTAGACCTGTGCCGTCGCCGCAAGTGCTGCGCCCTGCGCCACGCGGTCGGGGAGTGCCCGACGCGCGGAGAGTAGTTCCTCGGCACGCCGCGCGAGGCGCGTGGCACACTGCTCGTAGTTCTCGCCTTCCAACATCAGTCCTCCCGCTCTGATCGGGGGAAGATGAGGCCGGACGCGAGACGCGGTAGAACGTAGTCGTGGAGCGTCCACCCCGCGGAGTCCTCACCGCTGATGATCACGCACCCGTCGCGGTCGGCCCCCGTCACCGCGTAGTTGCTCGGCAGGTAGCGGGCGACCTTCACCGCGTCGGCGCTGTTTATGGTTATGGTTGGCATCTGTTCCTCCTAGTTCGGGGTTGATGAGAGTAGACTACGCCAGGACCGCTTAGGTGTCAAGCGGTCCTGGCCTAGCGTCAGACGGTGACGTACTGCCCGAGAGCGGCACGCACCGCGCCCTGCTGCTTCGATGTGGTGACGGAGTAGCGCGCGGCGGGGAAGATCCAACCGAGCGCGTCGTCATGCCACGCGATCGGCGTCGCGTATGGCAGGACGGTGAACGTGATGTGGTTGGCGCGGTCCCCGTAAAGATTCCGCGCGTCGGCGGGCAGGTAACCGAACGTGCCGGACGTTCCGGCGACTCCGGACAGGCTCCCGTGAGTGGTGAACGGGACGCGCTGAGCGGCGAGAGCGGCACCCTGGCGGGTGTTGACACGAGGCATGATGTGGTCCTTTCGGAGCGGGGGACTTGCTGACAGGGATGACACTACGGCAAGGGCGACGCCGTGTCAAGTGAGGAAGATCGGAGAGGAGGGAGCGTGGTGCGTGAACGTGAGTTAGCGGGGACGCGGGCCAGCCGATCGGATGATAGGGCTAGGTCAAGGGGGAGGGTGTGACCCCTCCCCCTCGGCCTCAGTCCTTCCGCTTCGTGTGAAGCAGAGGGCGGTAGGGGGTGGTGGTGAGTGCGGCCTCGTAGACCTCGGGGGCGAGAGTCTTGACGACCTCGGCGCGTACGTTGGTGTTGGTGCGGAACGGAACGGTAGCGACAACGATGCCGCCGACGGTGAGCGACACGGCGTTACCGGCGCGCTCGCGGATGATCGACGCAATCTCGTCCTTGCGCGCCTTCATCGACTTCTCGGCCTCGGTGATCGCCTTGTGCTCGATGAGCAGGGCGGCGAGGTCATCGGCCTTGACCTCGGTGTTGGGGTTGCGAGTGGTCACGGTGCTGATCCTTTCGTGAGTGGAGAGGCTCTGTCGCCGCTCCGATGTGAGTAATCTATGCCCTTCCGGTGATCCTGTCAAGTGGTGCGGCGGGGTGAGTTTCGGGGGGGTGGGGTCGGGATGCGTGAACGTGAGTTAGATCGTTCCTCTCAACGGAAACCCCCGCGCTCCATCGCCTCACGCTCGGCCTCGGCGTCTGCCGCCTCTTGATCCCAGGTGAGTCCTCCGCGGACCTCGACACCTTCCAGCCAAGCCGCGTGAGCCGCAGCGTCGGCCTCGGTGTAGTCCTCGTCCGTGGGACAATGAACCTCGCAACAATCGCCGCCGACGATCTGAATGAGTCGGCAACGCTCCGAGTAATAGACGCCGTTCACGACCTCTGCCATAGCCCAGTGCTCCATCGTGACTCCTTTTTGTTTGGGGGGACCGGGCCAGTGATCATATCCCTCGGAGATCAGAGGCTCCGCCTTTGGTCCGACTCGGCCACTGTGCCCGGTCCCTGTGCTTCTTTCTGTTGTCTTGCTGATGAGTCCAACACTAGGGCGGATCGTGTGGGGCGTCAAGTCAGGGGAACAAGGGGAAGTGCGTGAACGTGAGTTAGTCCTCCTCCTGGCAACCTATCGCTCGAACGGGCCACCTGGGGATTAGCCCCAGGTTACCTCGCGCCCTAGACGCTGTGCCTCAACGCACAGGTCGGCGATGCGGCTGAGGTAGTTCGTGGCGTCGAAGCCACAGTCGATCACGCGCGCGCCGACGCCGAAGATGCTAGTGCGGCTCTCGTAACGCTCGATCGGGGTGTGCTCCTGCGCCAGGGCGATGAGGACCGCGCCAAGCAGGTCGGCAGGGTCGCACGCGCCATACAGGTCGTCACCGAAGTCGAAGTCGATCGTGGCACCGAGTTGGCGCGCGTTCGTGTTGGCGAGGTTCACCTCGAACCCCTCGACGTCCATGACAGGCGAGGCGAGGATGCCGTAGGTGGCACAGTCCTCACAGACAGTCTTGTGCTCCGAAGCAAGCGCCACCGCCGCCTCGTAGCCTTCTGCGCGCACGATCTCCACAGCGTCACCTGTGGCGTCGTAGCACGCGGCGACGAAGATGCCGGTGGGAACAGCGTCGATGCTGATGGTGACGGACATGAGAGCCTCCGGTGCTTGGGGTGACTTGCTGACAGGGACGACACTACGGGAGAGCGTGGAGTGTGTCAAGTCGTACGAACAGCGCGCGGCGACCGAAGTGCGTGAACGTGAGTTGGAAGCGTCCGAAAAAAAA